GATACAAAGTGAGCGCGATAGCAGCCGGGTTCAATGCTTATCAAGCGGGGACTCCTGACGGCTCATGCTTCCTAATCGATTTAGGAACAGACATTGGTGCAGGAATGACCGCTGCGGTTCCGGGGGGTACGCATACAGCAATTGATGGGACTCACCCTCGTGTGCCTCAAAATTCTATTATTGGAGCTGCAATATCTTCAGCGATATCCTCGATAGTGGTTAGCGGAAGCGGGTCGGCAAGTGGTGGTTTTAGTGCAGGAAATACTTATATGTTGGAATTAACGAAACAACCTTCAGAGAAATATCCTATAGCGTTTGAGTTTTATGGAAGACTTCCATTTAACACAACACTCGTAAGCGGTGTTATTACCGCTAGAAACCTAACTGATGATCTCGACGCAACGAGCGTCATTCTACAATCCACTGTTGTTATTATTAGCGGCACTCAAGTTCGAGTAGGTGTTCAGGGAGGGACTCACGGAAAGACTTATGTAATCACCTTAAAAGTAACTTTGTCTGACGGTTCCATTCTGGAAGATGAAGTTCGGATTAAGGTGGCTGAGACTTAGGAAAGAGAGGGGCAAATGAACGAAGACGACGAAGACGATGTGTGGGATCATAAGGAATCGTTAGAGCGTGCCCAGAGTGAGTATGACGCTTTGGTTGCAGAGTTAGACGATAGAGAAGAGGAGCTATCTCAACTCAAGCGCCGCTATGAGGCTGCTGTGCGGTGCTTTATAGCGGCTGAGACTTCAGCTCGGTTTGAGTACGGTCAAGCTGCCCCTACCCGAGACGAAGCCGAGCTACTAATCGAGGAGGAACTGAACCGTGAACATAAATAGGGGTCCTTTTTGGACAATAGTGGACAGCTACGGGTGGATGCGTTTCGCCGGAGAAGTCGAAAAGCAAACTAGAGAAGAGTTTGTTCAAGACTTCCTTACGGAGAGAAAAGGAAATCTGGATTGGTATAAGACGTGTGGTTATCGCTGTGTGAAAATCGCGCTCACAGTTATTGAGGATGAATAATGCCTAAATTTCTCGGCGGAATGGAGATTGTTATTAATCCATATATAAACCATCAAAAATGGGTTCGTCGTCCGAAATTACCAGCTACGAAAAAGCGAAGAATTAGAAAGAAGTGGATGCGTCGATATCCGCAGGGTGCGTGGGTAACGGAGTATAGAATTTACTATGTTATGGGAAAGTACGTCATGCATCCAGACACCTATGAGGCGTTGAAAGCCCAGATAGAGAGGGGGAAATGATACCCGCAGTCCCGTTTCGTTGGCGCAGTCTCGATGGCACCGTCTGGACTATTGATACCATTAAAAGCGACCACGCTCTGAACGTTATGAAGATGCTTTGGAATGAGTGTGCTGATGTTGTGGGGCTTAAAGAAGTGGCCAGAACACCTGATGGTCTTCGCTCAGCTCTATCTATGCCGAGGAAGGTTCGGGTTCTTCTCACCCTGTTTCATGAGCTTGAGACAAATCGTGGCGGTGAAGAGAGCGTGTCTGAGCATATGAGACCGGTTTACCGAGAGCTTAAGGAGGAGATTTTCAGGGCTGCCGGTAAGCATAAGTGGTTAGAAGGAAATAAGTGGTTAGAGGGAGGCGTGAATGACGCAACGTAATTTTCAAGAAGAAGAGCTTTTAAATATTTACAGTAATCTTCAGGTGCAGCTTGGTCGTTTAGGTGACTTTTTGCAGGGCCAAAAGAGAAATCCATATAAGGCCAGGGAGAAGGTGCAGCAATTTGTAACTGTTGAGGAGTTTGATGCTCGGCTTAAATCCTCAGATGAACAGAGAGATTCTTATGTTGAGTTTATTAAACGGAGTCTCGATGATCTGTGGAAGCGGACAAGTAATTTAGAGACGAGAATTAAAAAGCTGGAGCAGACACAAGGGCCAACAACACCAGTCGTAGAGAAGCCACAACAACTCCAGTTGATGGTGTGTATGGACACCTTGAAGGAAGCGTTTGAAGCAGGTAGGGCACGAGGTAAATGGGAAAGGGAAACCTGTACTTCATCTATTAATCCTAAGTGGATGAAAAGGCGAGGAGTTCCATCTGGGTTTGAAGAGTGGTTAGAAAAGAAGAGAGCGAAATAGATGGAAGATAATTTGCTTTGGAGAATTGCAGCTCACACTGACTTTTTGGCTAAGAAAAAACGTGAGCTGGAAGTTTTAGAAAGGTTAGTAGGATTACGATTTTCCTCAAAACCGGACAGTCTCGGCTCGAACACCGTGATCTATTCGGCATTAATGGAAGAGATTTTCGTGCCCAATCCTTGGCCAGGAGAGGAACCTCTCTTAGATGTAAGAATGTTTGTTAATGAACTAAACGACGCCATTGCTCCGATTGTTGCGCGATATCAAGAAGGTCTACTAAAGAAAATACGATCAGAAGTTTTAGAGACGCTTGCAAGTAAGGAGGGACCGAAATTTGAACGTTAGTGGTATCTGTTGCCAAACTTGTCGGTTTTATAAACCAACCCCTACAGCATCGATGGATGGAGAATGCTTACGATATCCACCAAGGGTCATCGCTAATTCCCAGGGCACAACACGCGACGGAGATGGTGAAATAAGCTCTTGGCCAGAATCTTATTTTCCATCGGTAACGGAAGACGATTGGTGCGGAGAGTATCAGCCTGGTTATTAGAGAGGGGTTTAATGGATGAAGAATTTAAGTATAAAACTAAGAGCGAAAAAACCATAAGCATAACAGAGTTGTTTAAGCAACTTAAAGTTTTTCTAATTGCTCAACAAATTGTAATTCGAGCTGAGATTGAGGCTCACGAATATGACACTTACTGCAGAGGCAGGCTTGAGGGACGAGCGACTCAAATACGTGAGGTTTTAGCTATTTTAAATGGAGAGAATCTTTTTGAGGAAAGTGATAATGGATGAGTCGACAGTTTGGCTTACGGGGTTTCGGAGATCACGAAAAGGAGGGGTGCAAGTTGAGCAGCTTAATTGGTTTTTGACTCAACCACAAAGAGAAATGTTTGTAGGATGTCTCCTAAAAGAAACAGCTCAACTTTATTGTGACAAAGTGAATGCTTCTTATCATGGGATCTTCACTGCGGAAGTTGAGGAGATTCGAGAAGCGCGTCGACCAGTCGTGATGAAGATGGATGAGTTTAATCCGCAACCGGGCGACGTGCCAGAAATAATTCCACAGATCCATAGCACATGGGGAGCGAGAATAAAGAAGGTGGGGAAATGAATGATACAAAGGGAGCTAAGACTGAGTTCGAAGAGTCTTTTGAGGACTTGAAGAATTGTCCGGTTCCTCCTTTTGACGAAATGAAGAAAGTTCTTTCTGAAGAAGAAAGCGCGGAGAGCCTAGTGGAACATTTGTTGGTTCATTTTTCTTTACTTCGAACGGAGCTAAAGAATATCGGATCCGAGCTAAACGGAATTCGTTCAGCGCTGAATCGAGTGAGTAAAGCTATAGAGAGGAACAGATGATTAAGCCCCCACTGATAGATTGGAGACTCGTTGATTTTACAGAGCCCGTTTTCATTTTAAAATCTTTAGCGATCCTTATTCTTTTTATTGCAATGTTTCTTAGTGTTGTTGCGGTAGCTATGCTCTTTGTTCATATCGGATTGTGGATAGTGGATTTGGATTTATAGGAATAAAAATGCCCTGGAATTTATTTATTTCACTCGGATGCCTAATAACCGTAATTTATTCTTTGGTTGTTGTGGTTTCCTGCTTGATGCAGATTTCAACTTTACATTCAGAAATTGAACAAATTTCAAAAGAGATTCATGAGCGCATGAATAGGATTTATAAATAATTAGAGGCACCACTATGAACGTACAAACTATTCAAATGCCTAAAGAGGCAGCTTTCGCAAAGATCGAAGCTTATAAGAAACGCTTAGCAAGGATGCGGCATAGCAAGGCCAATGAAGAAGTGCGGAAGGAATACGAAGCAGCACTTCAGGGCTACAAGGCTCTAGCGCAAGGAACGCCGCTTATTGATCTTGATGATGTAATGCAGAATTGTCCGTTGGACGAGAAATGGAGACCGAAACTTGCTGTTGCGAGAGCAGATAGAAAACAAGTGCGATTTCAATGGAGTGGGGGTGAAAATGGGGCTCAGTTTGATAGTGACGTAAATACTTGGTCACCTCGCGAATCGCTTCGGATAGCCGTGAATATGGGCCGTACGCTACATTGGTGGAATGAAACACACAAGTATTATCAAAGCACTAAGGGTTTCGCGATTGTACCTATGGTTCCGCCTGATGTTCGACCCGAGACGGGACAGCTTAAAGACTGGGTAATTCTTTGGGAGGTTGAAAAGTGGGCAGACCACAAGATTAAAGCGACGCCGGATATTGATCCGTACCTTTTAAAACATGTAGGGGGTTCGCTTTATGCGGTTATTGCAGAATGGGATCTGACAGATCTTGAGCGGAGTATTATTAAGGGGAGGATTTCGTAAATGGGTGATGAAGAAAGAGATTTAAACGAAGTAATGCAAAATGCATTTGAGCTTATTATAAATAAAGAGAATCGATACAAACCTGTCACTAATGAAATGTTACATCTTGCTTGTCAGCAGATGATACAAGCTATAGCAAAAGGATTTGAAGCTAAATATCGTTCACCAGAGCAAGCGAAGATTGAAGCAATAGAGGATTATGTTCGGATTCAACAGGTTTGGTGCCAACACAATCCTAACCCCGAGCTTCAAAGAGTTCTTGGACAGATATTGTTTTTTCTTTTGTAATGAGAGGAGTTCATGGATCTGAAATCAACTCTTATTCTTATCGTCGTTGCTGCTAACCTTTATTGTTTGCAGTATGTGGGATTAGGTTTCATTGCCGACTTAGCGCTCTTTGCTTGCTTTTGCTTTCTTTATGCTGGAATGGAGGAACTGAAGAAGAGTCAGCAGACGGAGACGGTGAGGCGAATTACTCCTGAAGAGTTTGATAAGATTGTGAAAGAGACTTCGGACGCCATTGTGGAAAGGAAGCTTAATTGATTTAAGGGGTGGACGACGAGAGTATTTAGTTACAGCATTGTTTTCAGATCGAGTAGTTACTCGTTTTGAAGGATATTGCTAATGGAACATATTCGAAAGTTAGTTCAGCGGACCGAAATTCTTGTGATAGCTGTACTTTTTGCGGTGATAGCAGGTATCACTGTTTTAGTGATGGTTCGATTTCATGAGATGAAGCTTCTCACAGCAGAAATCGAACAAAATAGAAGGATTTTTGAAATTACTTGCAATCGGAACGTCGCCCACAAACAATAAGAATATAGTCCTTTCTGGTGAGTCTAGTTACAATGGCCTCTTTAAGGGGCAAAATTGGGGAAGGGCAAAACACACGAGACTTACCAGGATGCAAGGCTGAAGGTTGCGAAGGATAGCTTTTGTCGCACCACCATTCACGGGTCCCTTACTAATCCCGAGCTAGTCCATATTGAGCTTAAGGGGCCAGTTGCCTCTATTCCCGCCCTTAAGAATTCCAAGGTTCAGGGTATGAATGTTCTTCGAGAAGCGACTCGTGCGCGTCTTGAAGTTATGTCTGAGATTTTTCAGAAATCAGTCAATTTTCAACCTCCACGCTACACCGTTCGTATCTTTTGTCTCATCTTACTCTCGTACAGGGGACGAGCCTTTGACGAGGACAATGTTTTAACGACGGTACGGGACTGGTTAGAGCCGCGCTTTATTCGGCGACACGATCGTAAGTGGGGAGTAGGAATAATCCCGAATGATAGGATGGTGAACGGGTTCCCAGTGCCAAAACTTAAGGGTGCTCCCACGTCAGAGGTTACGGAGATAATTATTAGACCGGAGGCAAGCATCCTGTCAGCGCGAGACATTTTCATTCAGGAGATCTTGCGAATATCAGTATAACCCCCGCTTATTTTGCTTGCTTTTTTTAATAAAAGCTGCTTATAATGAAATACCATAATCGTCTTCAGGAAACTGGCAACTTCCCCTCGCGAGCAGTCATTAAGGTGAGGCGTCAAGGGGTATCGGGGCAACAGGCGGTTGATAAGGTAATTGAATATTTAGAGAAAACCTTGACCGTTTTAGAGATGGATGCAAAACGATATCAAAAGGAGCGAAACGAAGAAGGTATGCATGTTACCGAGCTTCGGAGACAATGGACCGAAAACATGATTATTTGGATCGAAACAAATGTCTGAAAGTGCTCCCCTAATAGGTCTTTTGGTGCCCGTAGAACGGGAAGGTAAAACCATCTCTCTCGATATTACTCAGTTAACTAATGACGAGCTTGAGGCTTATTCTTCAGCTAATCCCTATAGCGGTTGGGAGATAGCCAAGATCCTGCTTAAGTGGATTAAGAATAACGTAGAGGTTGAGTGACGCAAGGAATTCAAAATCTCATTGCGGGTCAGGTCCAATCTAAGACCGACATTATGGCCTTAATTCAGTTTTTCTTAGAGAACGAATCCTTTTGGCGCAATGCTCGCGAAGTTTCTAGTGAGGAATTTTTTCGGGAGCTAGTTCAAAATAAAGAGTTTAAAGCTGGGCGAATGACACTGGGTTCTTTCGAGGTAAATGCTTATTCAAGCAACTTCGACGAAGGGATTAGGTCCGTTAAGTTTATTTCGATTTTCCAAAGCAAGAATAAATATTACTTTATAAGAAACGACGACGATGCCGGGGCGACCAGCGAGGCCCTGTAGTGGACCCATGTGTCCCAATTTGGTGCATGAGATTAAAAGGCTGTGTGAGGACTGTCAGAAGAAACAATGGGCTAGACGAGCAAAGGAGGAGCGAGAAAAGAATCCTGATGAGCAGCGATTTTACAACTCCTCCACATGGCGAGATCGGCGGCTCGCACAACTAAAAAGAGAGCCGTTTTGTAGAGAGTGTAAGAAGAAAGGAAAGATGACTTTTGCGCAAATGGTGGATCACATAGCGCAGATACGATTAGGCGGTTCAAGATTGGATTTTACGAATCTCCAATCACTGTGTAATCGGTGTCATGATCGAAAGAGACAAACTGAAAGAGGAACGTAAAATGAAATACTTGATGTTGGTAGCGATAGTTTTCTTAAGTGGTTGTACACCAGAGATGCAACGCGCTTATTTTGAAGGTCAAAGACGAGCGGCATATCCTCGCTACTACCCTCGAAAACATGAAATTATTGTTAAGCATCAGTATCCGAAAGAATATTATGCTCCCCCTCGATCGCCAAGAAGCACCAATCCATATTTGAATGGATATAGACGAAAGTAGTTAATGTTTTCACTATTCCCAGACACGGATTATAAAGCTTATGTTCCAAGCGAGGATGATAGTGCGGAGGTTTTGAAATGCTGGAGCAAGGTTTTTTCAATGTTAGTGCCAGCGATTAAGGAAAAAATAAATGAGCTGCAAGTACAGCCTAAAGAGTTAGAGAAATGAAGCTAAAAACTTATGAGATTAAGTATGTTGGGAAAATGGCATACGCCGAAGGAATAAAACAATATGGCCGATCCGAGAAAAAGAGAAATTCTGATTCCATCGATAGTCGTCCATATCGTTCTAGGAATCCTAACATGCCTTATCGTTTTCCCTCTTTTTTATCTTCTGAACGTCAAGGTTGATTTAATTGCTGAAAGAATCAAGGCTGAGACTCTAAGAGTTCGAGCTGAAGCAGAGGCGTCTTATAATCGGACGCTTTCGGCGTCAATTGACGATAAGGTTCTTAGGTGGAAAAAGTTAGAGAAATGGGACGGGGAAGAAGGTGGAAGGTAAGACTATGGATGATTTGTTTTGGTTGGTTTTAGCGATCGCTCCTTTAATCTTTATATGGATTGCGATCCGGAGTTCTCGTTATTAAGAATATGAAAAAGTTACGAGAGGGTGATTTAGTTTGCATCCATTGGAATGACCAGTGTTTTTATGTGGGGCCAGCTTTAGCTGAAAACGCTCTTCAAAAATCATTTGGGCGATCAGTTGGTTTCTTTGTTTCTCAAGATGAAAGGTGGCTTTGTATTGCGGCAGAGCGCTTTGTTACAAGTGAAAACTCTAATGATAATTATCGGCAGATAATGAGCTTTCCAAAGGCGTGCATTACTAAGATTCAGGTTGTTGAGTTAACTCCATAAAAACATGGAAAGAGAGCTTTCTTCCCTCACCTCTTTCCATGTTTTTTCTTATTGACCACCCGGAAGCCTTCCCCCTCTATCGCCTTCTGCTTCAGCAGGTATATCTTCGGCGATCTCCCTTGGAACATCTTCTTCTGTAACGGTTTCTTCGTTTGTTACATCTGAAGCGTATTCAGAGTTTTCTTCAGGAGCGGGTGTAGGTGCGTCGATGTCATTAAAAGCCGCTGGATCGTAATTACGCTCCTTGGCTGATTCACTTAGTTTGTTCCAATATTCTGGGTTCGTACAACTACTAGGAACCGCCATCATGATTAGAGCTGAGCAACATAAAAGTTTCATTGATTCTTATCTCCGTTTTTTCTGAGTTCGCGCAAGATGGTCACAGCTTGTTTTTTAATAACTCTTTCAAGTTTCTTGCGCATTTCATTAGTTAGGCCGCTTCTTAGATGATACCGGAGAGTTGCTTCTGGCACACCCATCTGTTTTGCAATCCAATTAACTCGCAGGCCATACTCTCGCAAGCCATCAGCAGAATACATTTTTTGCCTCTTTTAGTTGAAAAATTCGCGATCTCTCTACATTTAAGTATGACATAAGTTGCGAAAAAACGCAACGAAAAATCGCAAAGTAAAGTCGTCTGTCAAGAATGTTTGTAACGTGATATGCGTGTCTAGGAGTTAATTTTGGAGGCAAAATACACAATGGAAATTACATATGTTCCGATCGAGTTCATCATTCCTTACGCATTTAATAATCGGACGCACCCCGAGAAGCAGATAAATCATTTGGCGAATTCGATTCAAGAGTTCGGCTTCACACAACCTTTGGTGGTGGATGAAGATCACGTTCTTTTAATGGGTCACGGACGGCTTTTGGCGGCAAAAAAGCTAAACATGAGAGAGGTGCCTATTTACAAGCTTGAAGGTTTGTCTAAGACGCGAAAGGAAGCTCTTAGAGTGCTCGACAATAAGCTTTCGGACGATTCCGAATGGGATACAGCAAATTTGAAGCTTGTCATGGCTTCCTTAAAAGAGGACAGTTTTGAAGTTGAGAAATTTGGCTTGGATGACTTAGATTTCGGCGATCCTCCTGAAATTAAAGAAAAGGGAACGGAGTCTGAGTCGGTGAAGCAAGGATGGATGGCGGTAATAACGTTAAAGGTTCCCGCTGACACCATTGATCACTTTGAGCCAGATCTTGACGATCTTTTGGGGCGATTCAATGGAATCGCAAAAGAGAAAAAAGAGAAAAATGTCTAAGAGGCAAAGTTTAAAAGGAAATGTGCTATGTCGATAGTTGGTTTAATTTTAACGCTCGTTTTAATTGGAGTCTTACTTTGGGTTATAAACACCTATATCCCGATGGATCCAAAACTACGGCAGATACTTAATATTGTAGTCGTCATTTTGGTGATTATTTGGTTGCTCCAAGCTTTTGGCGCGATTAATGGTCCATTTACGACCATTTCTCCAGTCTTTAGATAAAAAAATGGGACTCAGAGGTTCCCGCGTACAATCAAAAGATTTACGGGCCGATCCTGAGTCCCACTAAAAAACCGCGATCCGGTCCGATCCGCAATCCCTGGAAAAACCGCGATCCTCTCGAATTTCAGTTTTTTACATTGGACTTTTTAGGGTCCAATTTCAAATTCAAATCTTAAGTTTCAAAATGGAATTTACAAAACCATTTTGTCACTTACAATCCGAAGCATTATATAACCTTCGGGCGTTAGTGTGAAATGTGTAACTGATTCACCGTAGTCTAAAAACTCTCCCGTACTGTCATCATAAACGACTAGCTCGTCTTCTTTGAGCATCTCATTTAATTTCAAAATTAAATCTCTTTTATCCATTTCTTTTCCTCTTTTCGCGCTTTCCATGCATGTCCGAATAGAGCCATTGCTCGTAAGAATCCGCTTTTAGCGGCGTAGTCGGGAGTTTCAAAGGTGTAATTTTCACCAAAGTACGATGAGCACTTAATACAACGGAACACACCTTCAACGCTAGTACGTTTTCCCTTTTTGGCTTGACACTTTGGACAACATTGACCGGCGTCAACTTTGCGGTAAATCACGTTGTCGATAACGATGTCGCCCGGTTTGACGTACTGACGAAATGCTTGCTCTTTCTCTTTTTGAGCAAGTAGTTGATCGATGCGAGCTGTTAGTTTGTCGGTTTGTGTGTCCATTCTTTTACCTTATCAGCTTTTACGTTTTTTCGCAATCATTTTTACGTTTTTTCGTAACTTTTTTTCGCAACTCTGAGTTGCCGTGTGCGACCGCTAACCGTGGCCCCGAGTCCCAATTTTAAATTTCAATTTCAAATTTCAAATTTGAATTTCAAATTTGAATTTCAAATCTTGAATTCAAAATTGAAATTTCAAAATGGAACCGGAACATGAGGGTTTTTCCATATCGAAAAATACTCGAAATCGGGAAATTTAATAAAATCAGCTAGTTAGCCTCGTTTTACTAGTACCCTTTTAAAAGCCCATAATTGCCTCACAATCGCTCGTTTTTTACCCTGTACCCTCGTATAGACTCAGGGCAAATCGTCTAAAAATAGTATTCTTTTGTTGCATACTCATCATCCATTATAATTTCTTCGCTATAGCATCCGTATTCCGAGAGATATTCTGATTTTCGTTTGATGCGCTCAACACGCTCTACACTCAATGTGGTGTCTCGCTCCGTGACGACGTGGCCTAGGCTATCCCGTAACACGATATTGACCTTCATTCTTCTTTCCATGCGGTATCCTTTGTTTAGTTAAACTGATCGCTACCAACGAAAAAGCGACCAAATACGTTTTAGACGTACTTGATCGCTTTGTCCTTAAAAGCTTGTGGCGTACTAGATCAGGTTTCCATTTTCATCAAAAAGATAGTCGTTTGCATCTGCGATATCCTGAAAATATTCCTCCGAGCATGTGTACTCATACTCTCGCGCTATGCTTCGCGCTACTTCTCTTTCGCAGTCTCTGACGTGTTCTGTAAGCTTCTCGGCGTATTTATTGAGTAGCCGATCGGTGCGTTTACACGGCCTATCGTGCCCTACGTAGTCCGGCTCAATTTCTATGATCGGATCTCTATAGTTAAGATTTTGAATGCAACAGAACATGTCAGTCATTGAGTCACTATCGAGAAAGCGCTTCACGATGCGGTAAAGGTTTCTTTGATCGCGTAAACTTTCAGAGTGTTTAGCGATTAACCGATCAAAATCTAAAGAAATGCGCGAAAATGTCGCTTCTATTGGGTTGGTATCCCATGATGCGAGTTTATAGTTTTTAATCCCGCTCGTTTCCATGTCGATCCAATTTTCGGGATCGTAGTCGCGGATAGAGAAGTCAGAAGGATACGCATACATTGCGTTATGCTTCGCACGATCCGAGAGTTCCTCGAAACGATAGGCTAGAATTTCTTTTGTGATAGGCATGATGTTTCCAGGTTTATAAAAAGGTTTAGTTTTCGAATTCTATTTGTTCTGCAAGATCTCTGATCAATTCATTAGCAAGGCGAGGAGAGTTTGATCGACGGTAGAGCGTACCGACTCCCCAGTATGGATGATGATAGCAACTCCCCGTGTATGAGTTATCGCCCGTCTGATAGGTCCACGAATCACAATCATCATTTATTGAGATTGTGATCTGCATTGCGGGAATGGTGTCGTCTGGATCTTCTGTTGCTCGATAATCATCACCGATGTGAGGCTTTAAAGATTTTAAAAGACGTACAAGATCGGATCGGTTCCGTTTCCAAAATTTATTAAAATCAGCGTTTTTCATTGTTTGTTTTCTCCAGGTAAGCAAACAAAAGAGATCACGCCATTATAGATCGTGATCTCATGTTCTTGGCTTATGCTGGACTAGTAAGGAATCGTGCAGCCTCTAAAATGTCTTTAACGGTTCCCGTTCCTACGGAGTCGCGGTTCTCTACTTCGGAAGCATAACGACGTAAGCAGGCCACAGCATCCGCAATCAATGGATCGTATTGCTCTTTCTCATATGGTGCTGTTTTATTCGCTTGGCTCAGTCTAAGAATCGCTTTTAGCAAGTTGTTTTCGGTATTAATCATTTTATCGCCCCTCCAGTACTAGATCAGAAAACTTTTCAAATCCGTTTTCACGTAGCGCAAGCTTTCTAGCTTCTACCAAGATTCGAGCTTGCTCCTCTTTGGGAAAGTCAAAAAGATTCTTTCCCTCAGTTAAAATTTTCGTGTGTTTTTTAGTTGCTAGAACAACTTTGATATAATTGACGTGAGACTTTTCATATTTTCCCGTTAGCGCGTCGCCATAGTCGAAAAGAAATTTTTCAAATTGTTCGGGCTCAACGTAAGAGGTAGAGATCGACGCATGTTTAAGGTGATCCCGATCGTCATGATCGATATAAAGCACCATGAGATCGGTGTATGTGCTCTTTTTTGGTTTATTCCAGTGTTCCGGGGAGCGTTTCGGATCTGTGGTTTGACTGCAAAAACGTTGACCGTTTTTAGTTGTTTCGATCCAGCATCGAATTTTGCAGCGTAAACCCCCATATGGGTAGCTTTCGACTAAATAGGCCGTATCGGGCGACACGTGGCCAGATAAAACCGTGATGTTTCTTTTTTCCATTGTTTCTCCAGGTTTATTAGGTACAGCATACAAGGGATCCGGCTCATCAGTAGCCGGATCGGGTTCTATGCTGTAATTACGCTGCTTTTAGCTTTGCCATCTCTTCTGTAAGGGTCCATAAAGCTTTATTGAGTTTGATGTTCTCGGTTATGTTCTTAACTTCTTTCGAGCGTATCCTTGATCCATCTTGGCGACGCTGCCGGACTCCACCGCGTATAACTTTTTCCTGTACTACATTGAATGTATTCCACAATGTCGGTGCTTTCTCCTCAGATCTCCAAGTCTGAAGAAGATCGCGGGGTTCTACTGCGTACTTATCGCCATCGAATCGGAGTTCTATAGCTGCTTTGGCGTATAGTCGCCTTTCTTCTTCCGTTAAGATTGTTTGCTTAAACTCGTCAGTTAGTGCGAGAGTTTTAGGCGCATCGACTAGGATCTTATTGATAGCATCGGCGATCTTATCGTCCGTATACCCTTTATGCATAACGCGGACCTTTTCAGCTTCGCCTTTCGCTACAACTAAACCGTTCGAACATACCTTTTCGAATAGTGCAAAAAGCAGCTCAAAAGCAGCCGTACCACTATGCGAGTTAGTTAGGAGAATCTGAGGAACGGTTGATCCTACTAACATTTCGTCATTATACCGTTGATTAGTTAACCGGATCGCGTGTTTTTGGAAGCCCTTGTTTTCTGGAATTCGTGTTCCCGCCTCATGAATGGCGACGGGAAACCATCCATGATCGGCGAAAACTTCCAGCGTTTTTGTGGTTGGGATGAACGTATAACGATCACTTACTCTTTCGCTTGCATGTGTCTGAGACACGGATCGGAAACGAGAAAGATCGTTTATAACGGTTTCTTGTCTTTTGGTGTTGAATGAATTGATCATGGTATTTCCTTATTTTTTCCAGGTTAGAGCTTAATCGCTCAAGTGATCGCCTAACGTGAGACGATCACCAAAGCTATTACGCTCGCAGCTCTCTAAAGTGTAGATATTCGATTGCTCGCGTTAATCGGCTAATCCGCCTTGGATTCATAGCAGCGTTTTTCTTGAGGAGTAGCGAAAATTTTAAACAGTAAGTGAATGTGTCCATGTGTTGCTTCCAGGTTTTTGCCGAATAATTTCGGACAATCGATCCGACCTTGATCGGATCTGTTGTCAGTCATTATCTTTTCCACTCGGTGACAGTTCTTTCTCTCGTCTCCCCGCACGTGATGCAGATAAAGTTGTTAGTAGCTAATTGTTCTTTACCCATGTAGATCGGTGTGTCGCTTGTGAAGGTCACCGCGCATATCGTGCAACATGGTTTGTTGCTCATGAGTCGATCGTATGTCGCGAGCGTGATCGGATCGTCGTCAAAGCTGATCTCACAATCTCGGCAGGTAGGAGATCTTTCGATATTGCCTAAAGGATATTGGCATCCGGGACATAATAACTCATCGTTATCTATTTCGTTTGTTGTTGTGCTTTTCATGGTTAATACCCTAAAAATGAATAGAGTTCCGAAACGGTCATACCTTCGATCGTCTCTACTGTCAGAACGTCCGATGCATCGTTTACGTTAACGAATCCCGATCCGTTACTTGTCCAGTTATGCGCCACTAGTATCTTTGCTTTTAATTCCATTCGGTTTCCTTGTCTCTGTCTGTCTATACTAAGTCTATCGGTTGTTAATACATTATGTAAAGACTATTTTACGTTTTTTCGTATCTTTTTTTCGCAAGATCGAGAAAGGTCAAAAACAAAAGAGTTTATAGAATGCTGGAAGTCTGACGCTAGAAACGAGCACCAGCGTTTAAAATCGTGTGTTGCCTGTGATAGAAGTATTTTCATGTTTAGTTACCTGTGGTTATAGAGCCGATGCAAGGTGGAGTGTAGCCAGTCCATTCTTTAGAATCGTTTGGTGTCACTACGACGGTTTCGTATGAGCCGTACGTTTTATAACTGTACGTACCTACTCGGTCGATTGATCGTGTAAATTTGCGAGCACCGCACTTGCAACACACGCGACTACTTTTTGTACCCTCAATTAGTTTCCAGCTATGACGCATAATAATTTCTCCAGGTTCAAACGTTTACCGAATGACTCGAAAGTCATCCGGTAAAAGCTCTACCGTCGTTTCTTAAGGTCGCGGATCGCTTTCTTGTAGTACCGCATGTCATCACACATAGACGCCACTACAGGACCATATAGCGCCACGTCCCTATCAAGATTGTAGGTGCATTTAATCAGGGTAGTTTCTACGCACTGATCGGATTCGTTATTCTTGTAGCATCCGTGTTGCGGTACCTCTGAAGTGTAAGTGTCGGTACTTCCAGCGATTGCGGTACTTGTGATGAGTAGTGCGGGGATCAGGTATCTTTTCATGTGGTCCTTATGTTCGGTTAATCGGTGGATCGTATGTGATCCTTAACTCGGTGTAGAGTATCGGTGTAGACACTAAATGTCTATACATGTTTTCGCTTTTTCGTATCTTTTTTTCGCAACTATTGCAAGTACCTGAAACGAATCGAGGAACCGTGAGAAGGTAGAGGCGCGATAGCGTGTGAGTGTGGCGCGTGCAGCGTGTGTATATAATACGGTCAAGTTAGTGTGAGTGTACCTGTAACAGTGTAGTGACTGACTGACTCGGAAGCATCAGACAAGATGTAAGGCGAGCGTGTGAGACATTACGAGAAAGCGTTACGAGAAACCGCAAGCAAGTAGCGCGTGTCAGTGCGTACGCCGTGACAAGGTGTGACCGTGTGAGTGTACCAGTCATCACACTATCTTCTTCTCTTCTCTCTTCTCCCTCTTCTCTCTTGTGCTTCTGTCCGCGTGTCTCGTCGCGTCGTCGTAGCCCGTCCGATGGCGTGACCGTCACCACAAAACGCCCGATCGCCACGTTCTGGTGGCGGCCGATCCAGTGCGATCGACTCGCGATCGAATCGAGATCGGATCGGGATGCGTACACCGATCGAGATCGGCATAGGTAGGCGATTGATATCACTCGCTATTGTATCTCTCACTATTCGAAAACGTGACGCGCTCGCGGTGCGTCATGGGTATCGCGTGTCACGTCGCGTGACCGGGCTAGAAAAAAGTTGAATGATATCAAGGGGATAGGGGGGGTCAAAATCCTGGCCACTTGCGACCCCGGAGATCCACCGGCCCCCTTCGCTCGCGAATTCGGCAGTTTTTAGATATTGAATTTTTGGCCCGATGGGGGTGGAAAATCACACGCATCTTGATTTCAATAAATTTCGGTCTCGATCTTGTGCGTTAAAACGGCCATAATAATCCTAAATAACAAGGTTTTTTTCGAAAAAGTTGCGTAAAAACGTTACGAAATTCCGAAAAAACGCAGAAAAACCTCTGATTTTCTTATGGATTTATTATGACTGCTGTGCCTGGTCCAAAACCCGCCTCTCGCAACCCTTCCGCTACTCCTGGAAAGGCTCGCGCAAAGAAATTGTCTGATTTTGATGCTCCTGAATACCTCCAAGCGCAAAAAGCATATGACGAATTTAACTGCGAGCAAGTTGCCACAGAAATCTGGAACGATCTAGCCCCCGAATTGGACAGGCTTGGAATATTATCAGTTCTCGATACACGTCTCCTCGCAAGATACTGTGAATGTTATGCGCGATGGCTTCATTGTCGTGCATGGATTCAGGAGCGTGGGTCATCTTTTCCTACGTACACTTATCGAGAGGAGCAAACGGTTGACCACCTTGGAAACGTAAAGAAAATAGCTCAAAAACGTACCTTAAAAAACATGATCCCCTATCCGCAGGTAGCTATGTACGATCGCCTGCTTACTCAGCTAGGACGAATGGAGGACGATCTTGGTCTTACTCCTCAATCTCGCGCACGAATCCTTAACAGCTTACCGCCCCCAAACAAACTCGAAGCAAATGGTGGGCAAGAACCTCCGAAAGGAACGACCAATCCTTTTAATTATGCAGCGGCGAAAAACGGCCTTGCTGTAGTTCGATAGAATTAGATGATTGATCCGGCCATTAGATGGCGCGACGACTATTACTTTGATCGAATTGCTGCGTACAACGCGGTCTGCTTTTTTGAGAACGAAATCGTTCACATTAAGGGACCGCTCGCTGGAAAACCTCTAAAACTCGAAGGATGGCAACGGAGATTTATCCGCCGTCTCTACGGATGGAAGAGAAGAATAGATCACACGCGAAAGTTTCGTGTGGCTTTCGTTTTTGTGCCGCGTAAGAATGGGAAAAGTTTACTCGGAGCTGGCATAGCTCTTTATGGCTTAGTCGCTGACGGCATTACTATCCACCACCCTGACGGCTCGCTCGAATTCCAACCCGAACTAGGCGCGGAAGTGGTGAGCGCTGCCGTCGACCGCGAACAAGCGCGGGTGGTGTTCGATGTTGCTGTGAAAATGGTAGAGATGAATCCACGTCTCCAGCAGATGTGTAAGATTTATTCGAAAGCCATTATCTGTGAAGACACAGCTTCGAAGTACACGGTTCTTTCTGCTGATGTAGAGAATAAACACGGACAGAATTCTTCTACGATTGTTTTTGACGAGCTTCACACTCAGCCGAACGGAAATTTGGTTGAAGTTTTAAAAACAGGCACGATAGCCCGCGCTCAACCGCTTCAAGTTTACTTCACAACGGCGGGTCACGATAAGAACTCCGTTTGTTACGAGTACTATCAGAAAGCCAAAGAGATTCTCGATCCTACAAGTCCTCGCCGCGACCCTTCTTTCTTTCCCATTGTCTTCGAAGCTCAGGTTGATAAAAAGGATCCTGACTTTTGGAAAAGTCGTGAGATATGGAAACAGGCAAATCCAAACCTTGGCATTTCCGTTCCGTGGTCAAACTTCGAAGAAGCTTTTAATGAAGCGCTTGAGAATGGAAGAAACGAAAACTCTTTCAAGCGGTTGCATCTAAACATCTGGACAGAGACGCTAGAGCGATGGCTTCAGATGGATCAATGGGAAAGATGCGGGCTCAGTACTTTCGATCCCACAATTCATAAGCGAAACCCCTGTATTCTGGGAATCGACTTATCGAGAAAGGTCGATATCACTGCGCTTGTCCTTCTTTTTCAAACACCGGAAGGTTTTATAGATGTACTACCTTACTTCTGGCTTCCCGAAGAACAGATGAAGCTTCGTTCAGATAAGGATGGAGTGCCTTATCTGGAGTGGGTGAGCAAAGGCTATATAAAGACAACTCCTGGAGCCGTTGTCGACTTTAGGCGCATCAGAAGTTTTATTAACGAACTCGGGGAGCAGTTTAAGATACAGGAAATTTGTTACGATCCTTGGGCCGCGACTGAGCTGGCAACCGACTTAGAGGATGACGGCTTCACAATGGTGGAGATTCAACAATCGATGTCGAAGCTTTCCGGTCCATCAAAAGAGCTTGAAGCACTCCTTGCCTCTACGCGGCTCAGACACAATAACAATCCAGTATTAAGATGGATGGCGGGAAATGTGGGAATCATTGAAGATGCAAAAGGCAACATTATGCCTTCAAAGGAAAAATCGAAGGAAAGAATCGACGGAATCTCAGCTCTCCTAAACGGGCTCGGACGACTCTTGGTGCTTCGTCCTAAAAAGGAATCGCGGTACGAAAGAGAAGGGCTTTTTTCAGTATAATTTGTCTGTTACTGTGAATGAGGGGCAAGCTATTATCACATTTTCTCTATGAATAAAACCTGAAAAAATGCATATCTTCGGCTTCGACATTAAGATAGCGGATCGCCGTAATAGCCTCGCACCAACAAATCCTCTCGATGACAGGTGGTACTATCCCGTTTCTGGTGGCACTCAATCAGGTATTGATGTCGATCCTGACACTGCAATGCGGTATTCAACCGTATTTAGTTGCGTAAAAATCATTGCTGAAACCATTGGATCGATTCCGCTCATTGCTTACAAAAGAGTTGGTGAAGGGGGCAAGGCACGAGCGACAAATCACGCCGTATATAATTTGATTCGGAATCGTCCCAATCTTCGCTCGACTGCAATGGGCTTCCGCGAAACTATTACCATGCATTACCTCTTACATGGTAACGGCTACGCAGAAATAGAGCGTGATTACGGAGGAGATCCTGTGGGGCTTCGTCTTCTCCACCCCTATAACGTAGAAAGCTCTATAGATTCTGACACTGGCTTCCCTTATTACAGTTTAAATCTTGGAAATGGACGGAGCCGAATAATTCCTTTTTGGGATATGTTTCACCTTCAGGGCTTTACCCTTGATGGGAGCATGAACGGCCTCTCGATGATTAGTTTCATGCGTGAAGCAATAGCTTTGGGCCTTGCCGCTGAAGCTTATGGTGCGGCTTTTCTATCTAATAATGCGACTCCCGCAGGAGTAATTCAGCTTGCAGCAGATCAGGAACTTTCTGATCCTGCACGTAAGCGACTGAGGGAAGAGTGGCAACGCAGATATGGTGGTGTAAGCAAAGCTGGAAGCACTGCTATCCTAGAAGAAGGGATGGAGTGGAAACCAATCGGCATTCCTCAACAAGATGCCCAGTGGATTGAAAATAGAAAGTTTCAAACGACAGAAATTTGTCGCTTCTTTCGAATGCCACCACATTTGGTGGCTGATTTAGACCGGTCAACTAACAATAATATCGAACAACAGTCATTAGAGTTTCTTACTTACACGATGCTCGCTCACTTTGTGAGATGGGAGCAAACGATTCAGCGAGATCTTTTTAACGCTTCAAGTAGTCCTAACTCTAAATTTTCTGACAAATATTTTGCTGAGTTTTTAATCAATGCTCTAGCGAGAGGAGATTTAAAAACTCGCTATTCTGCTTATGCAATCGGACGACAATGGGGATGGCTATCAGTAAACGATATTCGCGAAATGGAAAACATGAATCCCATAGGCGAAGAAGGTGATATCTATCTTTCGCCACTCAACATGGTGGATTCTAAAAACTTTGGCGATGTTTCGAATGATAATCTTACTAAAACTCTTCCAGATGATTCTGCCGATAGTGAGGAAATACAAAAGAAATCAGTAAAGCTTTTAAAAGTAGTTACTCGTAACCGTCCGGCCCTTCCTGCTCCCCCTGACAAGAAAGAATCGTTCCAAGAAATGATTAGAGAATCGGTGGGGCGGCTTCTACGCAAAGAAGAAAGGTTCAGCTTCAGGAAGGGACGAACTCAGGGCGAGATAGTTCAATTTAAAAACGATCACGACGCCTTTATTTTAGAAACTCTCCGTCCGATGACGCGAAGCTTCCTGGAACACCAAAGGTTGGTGAAGATTTTTAACGAGGGCGAAGATGCGTTGTCCGATGAAAAAGCAGCTACCTCTACTGAGCAAATTCTGGAAAGATTTTTATCAGATTATCGCTCAAAGCTTGTTGATAATTGGAGCGAACATATAGATGAATTGTCTCAGAGCTTGACTGAGACTCTTATGAAATCAGTGGAGTCAGTTATATGAAGATTCGAATTGTTCGCGTTACGCCTATAGATGCTTCGGGCAGAATGGAAATAGGTTTCGATCTAATGAATGATAATGGGACCGTTGTGTATCCGAATCTTAATGTATCAGGACGACCTGATGAGATTAGACCACATGCCGTTGCGCTCGCACGAAGCCTTAGAGATGAAGTGATTAAGTCTAAGCAGATTAAAGTTGGCGACGAGGTAGATATTTAAGTGTTTCTTTGTACACCTTTCTTTCGCAAATCGTTGAGGTTCTAGATGGCATTTTATGCGGGTGTTCAAACTGGAAACTGGTCGACAGCTTCTACGTGGAATCGAGTAACTAATACTCCAACTATTCACGCCACCACTAACATTGCCACGACCACAGGCGGGATTTTTTCAGCTACTTTTACCGCTCCTAATACCGTCAATGCTTGTACGGGAGTTTTAGTATTTTTAGGTTCCACTGCCAACGTCACGCTGACCGCTACATTGCAACAGAATTCGGTTGATACGGCAGCTACTGTTTCCATTCCCTTAGCCTCTACTCTCATTAATAGTTGGATCTACTTTCGGTTTCCAACTCCTTTTGTTTTCACAACTACATCGGCGGGAGCTTATAGATTTAAAATCACCACAAGCGCAAGCTCGCCGATCTTGGCTGCGGATGCAGCGGGTTCAAACTTTGGTTACCTTGCAACGGATGACAGGACAGGCGCACCTACGTCAGCGGATGACGTCATTATAGCAGCTCCGGGCATGAGTCCGTTAATTACTGTGACTGTTGATGGTTCGCAGGTAGTCGGCTCAGGAAATTTAAAAGAAGCAACGCCACCAACCTCAGCACGTCTACTAGGCTACGGCATAGTCTTAGGAACTGGTGGTGTTATCGATTGGAACAGATCGGCCGATTCTACACTTACTTGTAAGGGTAGCATCGTCGTTGCTCCTAATGGATATTTCCAGATGGGAACCGTTGCGTCACCAATTCCGGCAGGAGTAACTGCATCGCTCGTCATGGATATGGTTACGAGCGGCGATCATGGTCTAAATGTTACGACCGGAGGACGTGGAATCATCCAGGGAACGCCCCCAACCCACAGAGCCACCAAGTATGTTTCGGGACTGGGGACAGCAGCGAGTCCGTTAATTACGTCGACTGCCGTAGATTGGGCAGTGGGCACTCATATCGCTATTCTTGCTACTTCTGACAGTTCGACTAACTACAACGAGACTGAATATAAATATATTATTACGAAGAACTCACCTACTTCTTACGTTCTTTCTAATACTCTCGGTGGCGCTGAGGCAGGATTGTCCTTTACTCACGATAACACTGCGCACATTGTAAACCTGACTCGCAATTGCGTTGTAAGAACGACCAATACAAGTCTCTACACCTATCTCAATTTCAATGGGCAATCAGTCACTGGATACGTGGACGTTGATAGTCTTAGAATTGAAAACGGAGGGCACAATAACGGCGCGAAGTATGCTGTTATGGTTCAAAACCGATGTGCCACTGATGATGTAATAGCTTTTCGTTTTGATCGCCAAGCTTTTTGGTTCGGCAATAATATTCTTCAGTCGACTCATAACTGGCTAGTTGCTTGTGCTGGAATTTTTGCCACTACCAGCTCCACGTCGGGAGGGCTCAATTTAACTACTACAAGAAATAAAATCTTTAACGATTGTTACGCCTTTAATAATGTGGGAGTTGGTGTAACAGTTCAAGCAAGTTCAGCAGTTACATTTAATCGATTAATCGTTAATTCTTCCAACTCAAATAATACAAGCGGAATCGGCGGCCTCTACCTGAATGGTAGCGACGTGGCGGTGAACTTTAATCAGTGCGAAAGCAATGCGAATAGGCACGCAGGCGTAATTTTGAATGGTATCACCGACAGCACGTTTACTGACTTTGTTTGTGGTGGTAACGGCATAAATCAGACATCTGATTTAATGGTCATAAACGGATCTTACAATACGGCGCTCTTTATAAATTCAGTTTTTCAATCTGCAACGCTTATTGGTAGTTATTCTCTCTTAGCAGAAGGCTCGAAGATTAGGTTTCACAAGTTAAACCAATTAGAAAACAATCATATTAGCTACGATCCAGGAGGACGAAAGCGTTCGACGGGTGCCGGACTAACAGATACCACAGTAAGAACGGCTGGATCACTGGCAGTAGGTCTTTATCCTGAAAGCTTGACTCTTGGGCAGAAATTTCAGTTTAGAGTACTGGCTCGACCCAATACAGTTGTGTCGGTCCCTGGTTTTTGTTGGCAAAACTCTACGTTTGTCGCGGAAGCAGGTGCATATGTAACGGTTGAACTTTTCCTTCCTGGCTCATCTACTCCAGCAGCCACAAAAACAATGACCAAAACCACATCACCAACTTCTAATGATGCTGTTTTTGCATTAGCGGCTTACTACTCGGGAGTCACGAACTCATACGCACGAGTAGTGGTGAGCGCTTACGGAACAGCGGGATCCAATTGTTATGTGGATGATTTGTTTAATGGCACAAACCCCATTACCGCCCTGGATGTTTGGGAAGAAGGAGAACCATCAGCCATTATGTTCGAACAACTCGGCGATGCTGCCGCAGTATTGGGGGTTCTTACTTCCACGCTCACCACTCCTGGAACGGCAGGGAAAGCTTTAGTTGATATTCTGGATTACGTCGACTCGATTCCGTCCGATGTTTGGGGCGGAATTACAACTGCCGCTATCAATAAGCTTGCCGACACCTTAATACGTCGAAGCAATGCAAATATTGAAGCTTCAGCAGATGGTGAAGCGCTATCCGCTCAAAGTCTCTATGGTTTAATTGCGCAAGGAACGAACCGAAGTAAAATTGTTGGCACTACTCTGACTGTTTACAGAGCAGACAAAACAACACCTCTCGGTACTCGAACTATTGGCACATCTTCAACGGCGGATCCGGTTACGGAGCTGACAACAAACTAAGATGGCCGGAGGTTTTCAAGATCATTTATTTGCCTTATACGGTCTTCCGGGCGGCAAGAGAGCTTCGGGTGGGCCAGTAAGCTTAATAAGCTTAATCGGTGTCACGACTACGACACAGGGCGATCTTCGTAGATCTATACCTGTTATTGGAATCTCCTCGTCTCAGTTTGTTTCCAATGGCACCCTTCTACTCTCTCGGCGTCTCCTTGGAAGCTCCGTTTCTGTCTTAGGAACAGCGGGATCGATTGCTGTAGCTAGAAAACTTGTTGGAAGCTCTCCTTCAAGTTTTAGCTCTGAAGGGTTATTGGTTGTCTTCAAGAACTTTTCAGGGAGTATCTCTAGCTCTTCTCTTGTTTCTGATTTCCTTCTAAAGAACGCTTTTGTTCTAGAGGGAAATATTGTTACTGAGAGCGATGTTGAGGAGATTTCGCTCTACTCCCTATTGGGTCTCCGGTCAAATGTTCAGGTTCAGAGTAGTATTAATACTATTTACGGACTCTCTCTTACTCAAAAGATTGAAGGGGCGATAATCGCAGGCGCAGGGGCGTGGGGCGACCTTTTGGTCAAACCCTTCACCTTGGACGATCCTGCAAAGGTCCTTGAAACAAAGAGGAGAATTTACATAGTTGATGCTAGGGAACGAGACTTTGTTCTGAAGAGCAAAAATCGGGTCTTTGAAACTCCTGTAAAAGAGCGTATCTTTTTAATTAAATCCAAAAAGCGAATTGAGGAATAAATGGGATCATTAGCAGATTATGCTGAGAACAAAATCTTAGATCATCTTTTTGGAGCAGTTGCTTTTACGGCTCCAGGCACTCTTTATTTTGGTCTTTCAACCTCCACAATAACTGATGCAGGGGGCAATATTACTGAGCCATCAGGTAACGCCTATGCGCGTGTGGCTATTACGAATAACGCCACCAATTTCCCCGCTGCCGCAGGCGGTTCTAAGTCAAACGGAGCAGCCATTACTTTTCCCCAGGCATCTGGTTCCTGGGGAACGGTAGTCGACTTTTTCCTCTCTGATGCAGTAAGCGGAGGAAATATTATTGCCTACGGCACGCTTACAACGCCAAAGGCAATCACCAATGGCGACACGGCAGCCTTTGGGATTGGTGATTTTAACATTACTCTGAATTAATGAATCCAGAATCCATCACTCCCCAACTGGGTGCTACCTACATGCAGCTAGGAGAACTCAGCATTATTCGAAAGGATCTTGTCGATCAGTTGACTCAACTTGATAATAGAATAGCAATGCTTGAGAAGCAGGCTCGATTGCAGAAGTATCAAATCGAACTCGAACAACAACTTAATGAAATGAATCAGACTGGAGAAGGGGGTGACGATCCATGCCTAGTGTAGTTCTCCCCGCGAGCGGCCTTCCTTTTGCGGTCGATCAAATCAGTAGTGTTTACTTTACGAAAGCTAAGCTCGTTTTAGGAGCTGATGGCACTGCCAGTTACGTAAGTATTGGACAACAGCTTAAAGCTGCAAGCGTTCCCGTTGCCTTAGCGAGCGATCATTTTGGGCAGGCAACAAAAGCAAATAGTCTATCCATTGTTCACGCAAGCGATGAATTCCTTGCTCACGATGTGGCGGCTGCAACAGAGGTTCCCAATCGGGTCCTGGGGGCGTTCGGTGTTGATGCTGTTACTACAGTAGTAACCGATAACAGAAAGACCCGAGTCTACGCTGACAGAGCTGGCCGTTTGACCGTCACAGAGGTTGCTCCCGGTAACATGACTTCGGGGACGGCCTCGACTAATACCAATACGGACACAGCTTGTATAGCAGCTCCGGGGGCCGGGAGATTCTTATATCTTACTGATGTAACGCTTTGTAACGAATCTGCCACAAACTGCCGAGTAGAAATTAAGAACAACAGCGGACTTAGGCACGTAATCTATGTCCCCTCACTCTCCACTGTGTGGAGAACTTTTAAGACTCCTATACGCGCTTCGGCTGCAAACACCTCTTTTTCATTTCATCCCCAAACGGGCGTCTCTACGCTTTATTGCTCGATGACGGGATTTTGGCTGCCTTACTAATGGATTTTCATGATTAATACAGAAACTCGAACCATCTTAGACGCTAATATCCTTGAGATTCGGAGCGAAAACGATCCCGTGATCGAGGGTTATGCAGCAGTTTTTAATCAGAGGACCGAAATCTTTGGTCTTTTCACGGAGTCTATCGCTCCAGGAGCTTTTAAAAACACTCTGAAGGTTAAACCTGATGTTCGCGCTTTGTTTAATCACGATCCTAGTCAGCTTTTGGGTAGGACTAAGGCGGGGACAGTTATTCTCAGAGAAGATTCCAAAGGGCTCTGGACCGAAACGAGCCCTTCCCTAGATACTTCAGTCGGTAAAAACGTCGTTGAGTGGTTAAGGCGCGGTGAACTCGACGGGATGAGCTTTGCTTTCACTGTTAAGAAGCAAGAGTGGACCTTTAGCGATGGGAAAGCTAAGGGCATGGACCACAGGGAGATTCTAGAGGTTGGGGAGCTTTATGACATTGGCCCCGTTACCTATCCAGCTTACCGATCGACCGAAGTAAAGGTCCGTAAGGAAGCTGAAGCCGTTCATAACGAAGTCCGTCAACGGTTCGAAAAGAATCGGGAGCAACGGGGAGCAGTAATTCAAGTTCCGGCTGGCTTCGATATGATTGAATGTCGCTTCGGTGATTCGTGGAGACCCGAACTCCGCAATGACGAGGGTGACGAACCAAAGGAAACAGAGGCAAATGAAAAAACGGAAAATATCAATGTCGAAGTCGAAATCGAAACAACTGGAAACGTATCAAAACCGGATGCAAAAGAGAATGAGCCGCCGGTTGGAACAAAAGAGGAAGCTCCAGGCGAGAACGAAAATAAACCTTCAGGTGAAGAAGGGGACACCCCCAACACAGAGCAGCATTTCGCTCGCCGAAACCCTGAAATCCTCAGTCGAGAAATTGAAGTCTCTAGGGGACTCGCTAAAGCAAGAGGCATCATCTAGAGGAGATGAAACAGGAGCTAGAGAAACTGTCTCTGAGTGAGCTTCGTGAACTGCGGGAACAGAAGATTGCCGACAAGGTAGTCTGTCTGTCCCGCGCTAACTTCTCTCCCAACGCAGATAAGATGCGGGAGTTGGCCAAGAACTTAACCCGCAAAATCCACAAGATAGATCGTCTAATAGAAGAGAAGGAGTAGGTGGTGCAGTCGGAAGGACTCGAACCTTCGATCACAGGGTCATTACTCCTATAATCCTCGCCTGAGCGACTGCAATGGTGCCGGTCTTAGGTTTCGAACCACAGGCAGAGTTTCCCCTTCCTGGACCGGCTTAATTTTCCCGAGAAGCGGGAGTGACGACAATATCTTCTTTACTCGGCTACGATCCTCTAACGGCACAATCCCAATCGCTGTGACTTCACCAAGATATGGGGCGTCCGGTTCGTGTATCACGATGTGCGGAACTCCGACAATCTGGAGTTTTCGCGCTATCGCCCTTAGCTCGGTTTCGTCACGAGCACCAAGAACAACGGCATTGGTTCCAGGGGGTAATTCTTGTGTGATTGATTCGCCAGCAGCGTGGCAAACTTGAGCAGCTAGAAATCCGAGAGGAAGGTCTTCTCGAACTACGATGTAGTGAGTGAGTGATTTAATGAGTCATGATTTTCATATTTCGACTATAAGAATCCGAACTGAATTTTACAAGGGGTAAAATTACAGTATTGCGAATCCTTTCTTCTTACTCTAACTTCTAACTATCAAGGCAGCGAAGCGGCTTTCAGCTAGGCATCCGACGATGTAAGCAGTCGCGTCATCCGTAACCCGCCAGTAATCCGACGATTACCCTTCAGTTACGACACAGAGGCAATAAGAATTGTTTTGTGTCTATCTTTGCGATTTTCGTAAATCGATAACACCCGTTTATACAAATTTCTAGGAGAATTTTACCTATGGATATACTCGAACTCCGTAAACAATGGACCGATCTGTTAAACCAGATGAACGGTCTAGTCGAAAGCGCTAAGCGCGATAACAGGCTTTTGGATGAAAAAGAGCTTACTCAGTACGATGACCTTAAGAAGCGCCAAGCGCAGATCGAAGCCAACATCGAGCGTGCTGAAGAGCTTAATCAGCTAAACGCAAAACGAAGCACCACAGTAACTCGCGAGCCCGGAGTAGTTGTTACTCGGAATGAGGGCGAGGATGCTAATGGTGAGTGTAAAGTTTGGAGGTCTCTGGGTGATCAGCTTGCTGCTGTTGCTCGTGCTGGCCGAAATCCTCATGACGTTGACAAGAAGCTTGATGAGTCTCAGAAAATTATGCGAGCAGCTACCGGCCTCAACGAGGCGGTTGGTGCTGATGGTGGTTTCCTTGTTCAAACGAACTTCGTTGAAGGTCTTCTCCGACGTACCTACGAGACAGGCATCCTTGCCTCTCGTGTTCGTCGTGCAAGTCTGACGGGTAAGGGCAACTCTATTAGTCTTAACGTCGTAGATGATAACTCTCGTGTCTCAGGGTCTCGCCTCGGCGGTATCCAGGCTTTCTGGGAAAATGAAGGGGATCTCTACATAGCTTCGAAGCCAAGGTTCAGACAGATGGGCTTAGTGCTCAAGAAGCTTACCGGTCTTTGCTATGCGACTGAAGAGCTTCTCGAAGATACTGGTATGCTCGAAACCATCATCACTGAAGGTTTCACTGAAGAGTTTGGATACAAGATTGATGAAGCCATTCTTTACGGAACTGGTGCAGGCCAACCTCTTGGTATCATGAACTCTGGAGCTGTAATTACGGTTCCAAAGGTGACGGGCCAAGCTGCTGGCACTCTTGCTTACGAAAACGTCCTTGCAATGCGTGGCCGTCTCTGGGCTAGAAGCCGAGCTAACTCTGTATGGCTCATTAACCAAGACGTTGAAGGTTCGCTTGCGACGATGGTATTTACGCCAGCGGGTGGTAGTTCGATCCCAGTTTATATGCCAGCAGGTGGTGCGGCGGGTGCTCAGTACGACACTCTCTTTAACCGTCCGATTCTCCCAATCGAGCAGGCTAAGACTCTCGGAGCGACTGGAGATGTTATCCTCGCGGATCTTTCTCAGTACTTCCTTGTTGACAAGGGAGCTATGCAGAAAGCTACCAGCGTTCACGTTCGATTCATCTACGATGAAATGACTTACAAGTTCACGTATCGAGTTGACGGACAACCAATCTGGAATGCGGCGCTTACTCCGGCTAACGGAACAAACACCGTATCTCCATTCGTTGCTCTTGCAACGCGAGCGTAATGAAGTCTCTGGCCGTGGCATAAAAATCTCGTGTCACGGCCACACTTGATTAAATAGATATCGATTTTAGAGGATTCAAAAATGATAACTGAAGAAGCAAAGATAGTTCAGGTGGCAGCTCCGTCTGCGGATATGTTTAACACCAATCCCGACACAGCTCCGCTTAACTGTAAAAACTACAGCCACGTTCTTTTCCTTATTAACCGGGGCGCAGGGGCAACCGGAACAGCAACTCTTGTGGCAAAAGCTGCAACAGGCGCTGATAAGGCAGGAGCGCAAGCTGTTCCATTCCGCTACAGAGCTGTAAGCGGCGATACGGTTGGCGCTCTTACCGCTGGCTCGACTTCTGGTATCACCACTCCTGCTGGAGCTAATGGTGTTACCGCTATCGAAGTGGATGTGCGAGATCTTCCAGATGGAAAGCCTTGGCTTTTCCTTTCCATGACTGAAGGGGTTGATTCACCAGTAGTTGGTGGCGTTACCGCTTTCCTTTATGGTGGACGCTATGGATTTAGCGATTCAGCGGTCCTTAGCTAAGCTTTTGAGGGGCATTAATTTTATTACCGAGAGAAACACGTATGGCAAAAGTACAAGTGATTCTCAAGGCTGAGCCTTATACCTCAAAAGACGGCGTAGAAGGGTTGCCGTATCATCCAATCGATCTCGAAGAAGATGAGGCGGCAACTCTCATTAAGTCTGGTATGGCGATGCCTTCAGAGAATGGTGAAGAGATTGCAAAAGTAGAGCCGACAGCAGACGGCAAGGGAATAGTAACCTCTTACGAGATTCTAAATCCTCCAAAAACTGTTGAAGATGTTATCAACTTGCATGTTGATAAGCCTTTAGCAGGTTCGGAAGAAGTTCCTAAGCCGGATGAAGAAACGGGTCAATATAAGAGCGAAGATGTAGATAACATGGTTAAATCCGTTGTTGGCTACGTCCCGCACTTAGCTCATGAAACGAGTGTAGTTACTCAGGAGCAAATTGAGGAAACGGGTTCAGTTCCTAAGCCTCAAGATATACCATCAGAGGAAACCGATGATGGTCATAGGATGCCAACTGAATCAGAACGGGATCCTAAACCTGATGACGAACTTGACCTAAAGAAGCTTGAAGCAGGTAATAGCACTACTGCATCACACGCAAACAAAGCTGAAAACAAAGCTAAGATTGAGGGTGATAACAAACATGTAGAAACGCCTGCTCAAAAGCGAAGCCGGGAGAAATAAAGTTGAGAGTTATTGTGAAGTCAGCACCATATCGCACTCGTTCAGGGCTTTTTGTGAAGCCAGGGCACATTGCTGATGTGGATGATGATGAAGGAATAGCTCTTATCAAATCTGGCTTTGCACAGGCGTACCATGGTGGGGCACCTCGTGTCGAACGGGCAATGGCTACTCCTGTTCGACACGATGGCATGATGCATTACGATAAAGATTTTATTCCGGCGCAGCCTGTTTTGGAGCCGGAAGCACCCCAGGACGATGAGGGCATTGAAGAATGAGTGAGTCGTGGATCGAAGTAGCACCTCCGACTGAACTTGCTGTTAGCTTAAACCAAGTTAAAGATCATCTTCAGGTCACAGATACGAGTCGTGATGTCTACATCACCCTTCTAGTTAAGGCTGCTACTAAGGTTATTGAGAGCAAAACAAATCGTGCGTTTATCCAAAGAAGCTTCAAGTTTTTCTTGGACGACTTCGAGGATGAAATCGAGTTACCTTTCGCTCCTCTCGTATCAATTACAAGCTTTAAATATTACGACAGTGGCGGTTCGCTTTTAACAATTCCATCAAATGGGTATCAAATAGATCAGCGAGCAATATTACCTCGCATTACTCATTTGTCTTACGATATGTGGCCTCTCGCCAATCCTCAGTATAACGCCATAGAGATTGAGTTTATTGCAGGTTATGGGCCAACGAGCGACTCAGTTCCTGCGGAAATACAAGCTGCCATTCTTTTCCTTACAGCTCATTGGTTCACCAATCGCGAGCCCGTTATTGCTGGTACGGCAGTTCTAGCTAATAAGATTCCCTTTACTCTCGATTACGTGATTAGTTCTTTTAAGATCGTCAAGATATGATTAGAGCGGGTGATTTTAAAAAGCGAATTGTGCTTCAGAAAGGGACTGAAACTAAGAACTCGCTTGGTCATGTTAAGGAAACATGGACCACATTGGCTGAGGATATTCCAGCTATTGTGAAGCCCATCGGCGGCAGAGAAAAGTTTCGAGAGGGTGCAGATAGAGAGTTAAGTTTCATGACTTCAAGGTTTACAATTCGATTCAGAGAGGACGTGTCGACTCGAACACGAATTCTTTATGACGGGAAAACATGGGACGTGGTGTATGTCTCAGAAGTAGGAAATCGAGAAGGACTCGAACTTGTAGCGGACGTGGTGAAGTAAATGGCAGCACGAACCGGACCTATGATGAAAGTAAACATTACTGGAGTTGATGAGATTAGAGCCCATTTAAAGGGGATCGAAATCGATATTAGGAGAAGGATTCTAAAGAGATCGATGGTTCAGAGCCTACAAGTCCTTCAGGCTTATGCTGAAAACATCGCGCCTGTAGGAACAGAGAATCGAGTAGTAAGAAAGATCTCACATCCAGGTTATGTTAAGCGATCATTTCGAGTCCGTTCTATGCCTACCGGCAATCCTTTTCTACTAGAAGCTCAGCTTCAAAACACAGCCTATACTGCCCTATGGGTGGAGTACGGACATAGAATTGTAAAGGGCCGAAGAAGAAAAAAGAGAGTAGTGGGTCATGCACGCCCAAGACCATTTATGCGTCCCACTTTCGAAACTCATGCAGGTACCCTTCCTGATATATTAGCTAGAATTATCCGTAGTCAATTTGGAGTTGGCTCGTGATAGAAGAAGGGCTCGTAACATATTTGTCTGCGGATTCAGGAGTAGCAGCAATAGCTGGAGATCGGATCTATATAAATCATCTTCCTCAAGAGCCGACTTTTCCAGCAATTACATTCTCAAACATCTCAAGTGTCCCTTACATGACAATAAGTGAAAAGGGTTCGATGGATAGGTCGCGCTTTCAAATTGATGCGTGGTCACAAGATCCGGTAGAGGCCAAAACCTTATCTAATGCAATTAGGGCGGCACTTGAGGGGTATCGAGGAATGATGGGAAATGAGACAGTGAAAGCTGTTATTCCCATCGAATTAGGCATGGATGATTTTGACGACGTGACGGTCGTTTTTAGAATTATGTCTGAATACTACATTTTACATGGAGTGTAAGTTTTAATTTTTAAGGAGATCTACAAATGACTACACCTTATGCAGCATTTGGAACTGTCCTTCGTCGCGGAGATGGCGGCGCAGGCGCAGGAACTAAAGCTTCGCGAACTGTTGGAACAGGCAATTCCCAACTTATTGTACGCGCCAAAACAGTTGGCCCTGCTGGTAATTCTATTACCTATTCTGTTGTTGTGGGAGGAGTCAGCACGCCTCTTTCTGTCACAGTAACTGGTAATGCCATAACAATTAACGCAGCCACCAACGGTTCGTCCGTAGCAGTCTCGACGGTTAACGATATCATCGCAGCTATCTACGCTTCAGCAGCAGCGGCAGCGCTTGTTGATGCGGATAACGGTCCGGGTGATGGTACTGGCGTTATTGCGGCAGCAGCAAGTGGAGCACTTACTGGAGGAGCTTTAGGTACTGAAGTCTTCACGGCCATCAACGGTGCGCGAAGCATTACCGGACCTGGCTTTACGATGGATACTATTGACGCAACGAGTCATAGCTCTCCTTCGAACTATAGACAGGTTTTACCTTCGTTCCTATCGGGCGGCGAAGTTACCTTCGATCTTCTTTACGATCCTGCTGATGTTCAGCATGAGGGGATAGTGACGGATTTTGAAGGACGGGTACTAAGAAATTTTCAAATGGTTCTTACTGACACAGGTAACCACACGTATGCTTTTTCGGCATATGTAACTGGTGCCCAAGTCAGTGCGCCACTTGATGATGCTCTTATGATGTCTGTTACTCTCTCCATCACTGGAGCAGTGTCAAGGACACCATAAGATAAATAAAATGATACTGGAGGCAAATTCAGAATGAGTAATTTGGATAAAGCAGTACCAAAAGTAGATGTAACGATAGGGGGGAAGAGGAGATCTCTCGTCTTCTCCCTTTGGGCTTTTGCTTTAATAGAGAAAGAAACTGGAAAGAATACTCTTAACGGAGAAATCTTTTCGAGTGTAAATGCTACCGAACTAATTGCTATCGTGTGGGCAGGTCTTCAGGCATCTGAGCCAAACCTCACGATGCAAGAAGTCGGAAGTATGCTTGACTTTGGTGACATCAAAGATGTTACAGACGCCATCGGTCAAGCGTTCTCTAAGGCGATGCCCGAACCTGAAAAAAAAGTAGAGGCCGTCGAGCAAGGGTAAAACAACGTCAATCTGAACCAGTTCAGATTGATTGGCTCGAACTTCTCTCGATGGCGCTTTACGATTTTGGATTAACGGAGGAACAGTTCTGGAGATTGACTCCGGCGCAATTCGGGGCGCTTTCCAAAAGAAAAGACGAAGAAAACCGCCACAACGATTGGCGATTTGGGATGATTGTTTCGACGATAGCGAACCTTTTTATTAAGGAACGAAGTCAGCGAATCGATGCATTCGAAGCAATGGGACACGGCAAGGGCGGATCCGGAGTTGCTCAGCGGGAACAGTCAGAAGCTGAAACCGCTCTTAGATTTAGGCTATTTCAAGCGTCACAAAAGAGAGCGAAACTAGAAAATGGCAAGTCGTAATGCTGGAACAATTTTCATATCTCTTCAGCTTGCAACCGAATCCCTGCAAGCTGGTTTCGCTCAGGTAGATAAACAGCTCAAGAACTTCGCAGCAAACGCCCAAAATATCGGGCGAACACTTTCTGTTGCTGTCTCAGTACCACTCGGTCTTTTCGGGCGTTCTGCTGTAAAAGCCTTTGCAGACTTTGATTCGGCCATGACCAACTCCATGTCAGTCATGGATAATGTCAGTGCCACCATGAAGAATCAGCTCGTCAAAGGGGCTGAGGATGTTGCAAGAGCTACCGGTATTAGTGCTGCTAAAACTGCTGAAGGTTATTACTTTCTAGCCTCATCCGGTCTGTCTGCTCAACAATCTCTCGAAGCTCTTCCTGTTGTTGCTAGATTCGCAACTGCTGGCCACGTAGATTTAGCTAAAGCAACAGAGCTTCTTTCTGGATCGCAAGCGGCTCTCGGTCTTCGAATGGAAGATCCGATTGAGAACATGCGTCAAATGACTCGTGTTTCTGACGTTCTTACAAAAGCCAATATCGTTTCCGACGCTTCTATTGAAGAGATGGGAGAAGCGATGGCGCGTGTGGGTGGTATCCTTAGTACCCACAATCAGAGCCTAGAAGATGGTGCGTCCATTCTTGCTGCTTTTGCTAGAAGCAATTTAAAAGGCGTCTCAGCCGGTACAGCTCTCTCCATTGTTATTCGCGATTTAAGCGAAAAAGCCATAAAGAACGAAAAGGCTTGGGAATCTTTCGGCGTCAAAGTTTACGACGCGAACGGCATGATGAGATCTGCTACGCAGATTATTCCTGAGATGGCCGACAAGCTCTCCAAGATGAGTAATATTCAGGCAAGTGCAACGCTTGCGAATTTGGGGTTCACCCAAAAAACCAACGGATTCATTAAGCGCGTCCTCAGCATGTCTGAGGTTATAAGAGAATTCTCCGGGGAAATGGAGAACGCGGGTGGGGTTACTAAAAGTGTAAGCGATAAACAGCTTATGTCTTTTCAGAGCCAGCTAAACATGTTGGGGGAGAAATTTGCCTCAATAAAAAGAGGCATAGGAGAAATTCTCGCTCCTGAAGTTCTTCGATTAGGAGAAAAGCTTCTTAAAGTAGCTGAAGCTTTTCAAGAACTAAATCCGGGCACACAAGAAGCAATAATAAAATTTGCTGCATTTGCAACCATCCTTGGTCCAATCGTCTTAGGTGTCGCCACCTTGATGAAACTATTTATCGGAATTGGTAAGCCCTTATTGGCGGCGGGTGCAGCATTATTCACCTTAGCTAAAGGCGGTGCAGTAGCAGGAGTAGCGATAGCTTCTATTGGAACCGTCCTAGGAGGGATAACACTAGTGCTTGGAGTCGCAGCAGGTGCATGGCTAATTTGGGGCGACGACATAAAGAGAGTGTTGTCAGATGTATGGGAAACCATTGTTGGGTGGGGTACCAGCCTACAAGAAACGTTTCCCGGATTTTTTACCGCTTTCGAAGCTGTAGGAATACTGATTCAAGAAGTATGGAATGACATACTTGTTTATGGCGCTGAAAAAATTCAATCACTCGGCGAGGAGTGGGACCGGTTCACAGATAAAGTAGTCGAGGTATATAACACCGTAAAGAATGTTATCGGCAGCTTCTTTGATTGGATACAAACAAATGCTCCCGCTCTATATAAAGGTCTTACGGATCCCTTTATTTGGGCTGAACAAATAATAACAGGGGTAGGTAAAAGAATACGTGCTGTATTCGATTTCATAACTGATGTTGCCGCAGATGCTGTTTTTGCCGTTCAAAAGGGTGCTCAAGATGTTGTTAAGGCACAACAGAGCTTAGACGCTCAAATACGATCTCAGGGAAGGGCTCAAACAGATAAAGATCTTGGAACAGTCTTAGGCATTGGTTTTCAATTTGCTAAAGAAAAAGCCGATTCTCTCATAGGGTCGGTAGGTGGTTTAAATAAGGTTGCAGAAACCACTAAGAAAATTGTTGATAACTATGAGAAGAGCTTAAAACGAAAAGGGGGGATTGGCGTACCTGTTCCCGGTAGTCGCGATGACCTTTTTGGCGCTAAAGATGAAGCAAAGGCTGCCAAAAAACGAGAATCTGAAGCGAAAAAAAGAGCGAGGGAACAAGAGTCTGAAGATAAGAAGCGTGAACAAGCTATTAAGCGACAAACTGATGCGCTCGACAATCTTCGCGACAAACTTGCTGACATTCAAAACGATAATGTCACCAAAGGACTCGAAGAAGGTCTTCGCTCTGCAATTGAAACGAGCACTCCTGAGCTGTTTAACAATCTTAAAGAAAGGCTCAGACAGAATATCTATGAAGGAACGCTTGCCGGACTTCAAGAGGGCGTAGAGAAAGCTGGAAACACCGCTGAAGCGCGAGCGCTTGCTGAAGGAATTGCTACTGCTAAATCCGATGAAAGTCTTCGTAAGTGGGAAGAAGATTACGCTGAATCAAGCAAGAAAAACGCCGAACAATTACAGAAAGACCAAGAAGATGCCTACAAGGAATCTCTCGATTATTGGAGAGATACCTTTAAGGGCATCATGTCCGGGGAAACCCTCGACCTTAAGGATCTCTTCACTGACTTCGTTGCCGAACTAGGTGCTCAGGTTGCAGCGGCCACAAGCGAAGGTATGTCCGCAGGAGCAAATGATGCTAAGGGAAGCATTGGTCAAAGCCTTGGTTCAGCTCTAGCTTCAGCTTTTAGTGGTAAAGGGGGAGGCGGCGGAGGCGGAACAGGTGGTGGCTTAGCGTCAGCTATCTCATCTCTCTTTAGCTCAATGGGTAGCGGTGGGAGCGGAGGAGCCCCCGCAGGCGGCGAAGGAGGTGGCTTCAGTAGTTGGATGAGTAGCATCTTTGGCAACAAGGGGATGACTACTACCGAAGCTCATAATGCCGGGATTCAAGGTCCCGGACTTCCAAATGGTCAGTTTAATCCACAAGATCAAGGCGCAGGGGGATATATCGCTGCCGGTCTTCAGACTATCATGGCAGCTATCAATTCCTCCAAGATAGACAAAGAACACCAAGACAATAGGGGCACAGGCGGCGCAATCGGAGGTGGCATAGGCGGAACTCTGGGGGCAATATTCGGTGGTGGACCCGGAGCGCAAATAGGCGCTCAGATAGGGAATGCGGTTGGTAGCCAGATTGGAAAGTATTTCAAATGGGGACCGCAAAATCCTGAAACACAAGCTCGTCATGCCTTTGCAAACTTCATCGAAGAAAGCTTTGAAAAACTCAAACAGGTTTCTTTTTTCGATGCCAACAAACGCATTAAGACCGTCGCTGGAAAAGACTACAACTTCCTCGAAGGTCCAAGTAACAAGTTTAACGATCCAAAATGGGCCGATGCTCTTCTAGCTTCGGGCGATAAGGTTAAGGGCACCTTCCTTGGTATGGGCGAAGCCATGAGGCAACTTCTCGGCATTGCCGAAGATGTTGGCCCTCAAATTGGCGCTCTTCTCTTTGAGAACATGGGAGGTTCTATTGATAACCTCCGATTGCTTGTTATGCAGCTTGGACTCTCAGCAGAGGACTTAACAGAGAAGCTCGTGGCCGCAGGGGAGTCAGGGCAGCTCAGTTGGCACGAAGTCGAGGTTGGGTTACAGGGCGTAGCGGAGGCATTTAAGCCAGGACTGGAGGCCGTAGGAGACGTTCAGGGAGCTTTCCAGCAACTTATTGATTCGGGTGGTCGGGGACTCGTAGCTATTAAGGCAGTCAAAGATCTTGCTATCGAAGCGGCAGAAGCGGGGGGTAAAACACTCCAAGATCTTCAAGCTATGCTTTTGGCCAAGGGTATTGATCCAAGCCAGGTAGAGGCGTTAATGGCAGCGCTCCAACAGCGAGGGGTCACCACGCTCCAACAGCTTGCGGAGGTCTCCAATCGAGTCGGGGGCGGTATTGTTGCGGATATCGAGTCGGCATCTGGTTCAATGGCGAGCACTTGGGCTTCAATGACTCAGCAGCTTAAAGATGTCGGCGATCAGCTTAATAATCTTCCTAAAGAGGTCGAGTCTCGAATCCACCTTGTTGTCGATGCCGATGTTTCAGATGCCGCACAAGCTGTTCTCGATAAGACTGAGGCGGGTAATCACGTAAAGATCCCCAACGCTCCAAAACCTCCAACACCTAATGCTAAAGGTGCTGTCTTAACGAAACCTACTTTCTTTGCTCACCAAAGTGGTGTCGGGGTAGCGGGGGAAGCGGGAGCAGAAGCTATTATGCCGCTTACAAAAGTAGGGGGTGTCTTAGGCGTTAAATCCGTTAATACTGGAGCAGGTGCAGCACCTACCTCGATAACCTTTCACATTGATGCACGAGGAGATGATTCAGGAGTTGAGAAACGAGTTGAGTATGCAATGAGAAAATGGGAGGGGCGATTAACAGGCAAAGCGGTTAACAGGGTGTATGACCTTGCGAGACGCGGCGGTTCATTTAGTGATGCTTTAGGAGATTAAAGTTGGCTATTGTTTATCCGCTGGACCTTCCTACTATTGTCTATCCTACCTCTTTTACGATTACTCCAATCGCTACGGTTGCCACATCACGCTCGCCTTATACTTTAGGCGCACAGTACCACGAAAAGAGTGGCGCAGGATGGATGCTCCAGCTTGAGTATCCCAACATGAAGCCCGATGAAATGAGGGAGTTTCAAGCTTTTATTGTCGGACTAAACGGCAGACGTGGAACTTTCAGGTTCGGTGATTACCTTCAAGGATCGCCTCGCGGTTTAGCTATCGGTACGCCAGTAGTTCATGGCGGGGGACAAACGGGGGAGACTCTCAGTACGCGAGGATGGGCAGCAAACATAGTTGTTTTAATGCGGGGCGACTGGATTCAGATAGGATCCAGACTCCACATGGTGACTACTGATTCGGTTAGCAATGCAGGAGGGCTCGCAACGCTTGATATATGGCCTCGAATTCGAATTGAAGGAGTTGTTGATGGGCAAGAAATTATTACCCAAAACGCAAAAGGAGTGTGGCGCTTAGCTGAGAATCAAAATCCTTGGTCAGCCGGATTCGAAAAGTATTACACCACGAGTATTAATGCCATCGAGGATCTCTAAATGGCTCGTGATATTCCGGCAGATCTCAAGACTGAACTTACTCAGAAGGTAATTGCTCCGGCCTATCTCGTAGAGATTGAGCTTCAAGATTCAACTCTTTATTTATGTGATACAGCACAAAATATTGTGTGGGGCGGCCATACTTATCTTGCAAATGGCTGGATACAAGCTATTGCTGATATCTCAGAATCCACTGATCCAAAAAGCATGAGTATTGATATTACTCTCGGTGGCATTCCTGAAGAGATTAATTCTTTAATGTTTTTAAATATTCGACAAAATAAAAAAGCTGCTATTTATTTTGCTACGGTAAATGTTGTGGGAGCTTTAAATACAACTCCTTATCTTATTTTTCGCGGTCTCTTAGACTATCCTGAAATCAACGATTCAGCAGAGGAGAGTACGATAACTCTTCATTACGATTCTGCCTTTGCGAAGCTCGATAAACCATCAAATCGACGCTACACCGATGAAGAGCAAAAGGTAATGTTCCCAGGAGATCGTGGATTTGAATTTATCAAGAAGCTCGTCGAGGATTGGAACGGAACATGGGGCAAGCCCAAACCTCCCGCAGCTCAGAAAGACAATAAGAGTCAACGTAAGAATCCGCCAAGGAGGACTCGATGAGTAATCCTTATCTTGATGGATATAAAGGGCAGATCCCAGAAGAAAAGCCACGCCCAAAAGTTACTAAGAGAAAACCAAAAACTCGTAGTAGACAGAAGAAGAAAGAACTTGCGCGCAGTAAGGAAATTACTATTCGAAGCGCGAATCAGGAGCGCCAGATTGTTTATGGCAGGTTCCACATGGGTGGAGTCATCTCGATGGCTCAACTTATCGGAACCAAAGCTAAGCGCACTTTTGGAAGTGGAAACAGTCAGATTCGATTCGTAGCAAAGGAACAAGGAGATCCTGGAAACCATATTCAAATTGAATTAAGGAAGTCCGGGAACAATACGCCACTTTCAGTGACGAACACTGTTAACAGTGACACGTCGCCCCCAGTAAAGAAAATTACTGTAAAGCTTAAAACAAACGGCTCGGGCACCGTCACCTCCACTGTTAATCAAGTAATTGCAGCTATCAATAATGACGCAAACGCTTCGTCGCTTGTATCGGTTGATGATGGGAGTGGAAACGGTTCGGGTATAGTAGCTGATGCAGATCCAACCCTTCTAACGGGAGGAACCGCCCCTTATCTTCATTTGGTATTCACCGTTGCCGGGCACAAAATAGCAGGAATTACCCGTGTTTTTTTAAACGACGAAGAAGTTCTCTTTGGTGATCCTATTGATCCAAGATGGGCAATAGAAGGTCCAAAATCGCCGTCAAAATATTTTAAAAGACGAGTATTTTTTGCTCAAACAAATGGCGACGATAATCAGGCAGCACAAGCTGACTTAGTAGAGCAAAGTGATCTATTTTTTCCTGACGATGCCAAGTGGACTACCGAACACAGGCAAAGAGGATGTGCTGTAGGGTATGCAACTCTTATCTGGTACGAACTCGCTTTTCCCGATGGTCTCCCAGAATTCACTTTCGAAACAGACGGTGCTCTTTGTTTCGATCCTCGAACTGGTTTAACCGTATGGACAGATAACGCGGCACTTCTTATTGCGCATCACCTTACAGATACTCGTTATGGATTTGGCATTCCATATGCCGAAATAGATGAAGCGCAACTAATCGTAGCAGCCAATATCTGTGACGAACGTGTAGCTCGCGCAGGTGGCGGTGACGAAGCAAGATACACCATTAACGGAATGTTCGATTCCGGCTCCTCTCCGGGAGAGATTCTCGAAGGGATGCTTGCCGCAATGGGAGGGGATCTTATTTGGGCGAGCGGCCTTTATAAGATATATCCAGCTTATTACCGAGCACCCCAAAAAACTCTTACCGAGAATGATTTACGCGGCCCCATTGGTATTCAGGTTTTAACACCTAGAAAGGACCGGTTTAACCGCGTTCGTGGTCAGTACATAAATCCTGCTAACAAATACGAAGCAAGCGACTTTCCTCCAGTAGTTAATGCTCTCTATTTGGCTGAAGATGGCAATGAAGAGATCTGGGAAGACTTAACTTTTAATTTTGTCACTTCTTCTTCTCAAGCGCAGAGGCTTGCAAAGATCGAACTTGAGCGAATCCGGCAAGGCATAGCCATTAATACAAGATGTAACCTTGAAGTCGGATTAAACCTTCAGGTGTGTGACACGGTAAAGGTAACGCTCGAAAAATACGGTTGGGTTGAAAAAGTATTTGAAGTTATTGAATGGTCACAAGTAAGGGACTCTGAAAGAGGAGAAGAGATAGAGCTTCTTCTCCAAGAAACGGCTGAAGGTATCTATGCTTGGAATAGTGGTGAAGAAACTAAGGTGGACGTTTCTCCGAACAGCACTCTGCCTAGTGCCTTTTCGGTAACTAACCCGTACGACATACGTCTTTACTCTGGAACCGATGAACTCTATAAGCGAGGAGACGGGACCATCTTCACTCGTCTTCGTGTTTCTTGGGTGATGCCATCTGATCTCTTTGTTACTTCGGGCGGGTTCTATGAAATAGAGTACCGAAGAACTTACGACAACGCGTGGATACGACTTCCTGATGTTCCAGGATCTCAGAGTTTCACGTACATCCTGGATGTTCAGGATGGTGTTTATTATGACGTTCGAGTCCGAGCGAAGAATGCCCTGGGGTATGTCAACCCCGAATGGATAACGTATTTAGGGCACATGGTTCTTGGGAAACAAGCGCCACCATCTGACGTTACTACCTTCACTGGCGAAGTCGGAGCATACGGAATTCTTTTTAGATGGAATCCTATTCCTGATTATGACGTTAAAGAATATGAAGTTCGGTTAGGGGCATCTTGGGAAACGGGTGTCGTTCAGTTTGTTACGAGTGCCACAAATTTTCTTGTTCCAATTCGGACTGCTGCTAACTATCAGTTTTGGATAAAAGCAGTAGATACCTCGCGAAACTACAGTCTTAATGCAACGCCCCTCCTTTCTACTGTTCGAGCACCGAACGCTCCAGAAACTCTTTTCATCCTTGAGGGACCAGACATTCTTTTAAAGTGGACGCCTCCGACAGTTGGTGAATTTGCTATTAAAGAATACGAAATTCGATATCAACAATTAACCCAACTTGATGAGAGTCTGATTAATGCGAGTTATGGTGAATCGATTCTACTTACTACTACTCGCTCGACGAGTCATCGTCGAAAAGTAGATTGGTCAGGGGTTCGGGCTTTCTGGGTCTCAGCACGAGACGTTGCTGACAATCTCGGCGCTCCCTACCGCGTTGATATTAATATTGTACCACCAGGGGTGGTTCAGTCGATGCAGGCTGATGTTATCGATAATAATGTGCTCCTAAAGTGGCAGCCACCAATTACTGGAACTCTCCCTATTCAGAGCTACCGCGTTTTTCGAGGGGATGTGTATCCTGGAGCAACAGCAGTGGGTGACGTAGGAGGAACTTTCATTCCCCTCTTTGAAATGGTGAGCGGTAACTTCACTTATTGGATCCTTGCTGAGGATACGGGAGGAAATAAAGGGCCAATTAGAAGTTTAACTGCAAGAGTTTCGGAGCCGCCGGATTTTGTTTTAAAGACAGATATCGTTGCCGATCCAGTTCAAGCTATCACTCTGACAAATATCTATATTGAAGGGGTTGGTTTCGGTTAATGATTATCGTTCTTCTTTCCGCATTTTCTGAGCAACCAAGCGTTCCGCGTCTTACTGAGTGGGAAAATAACTATATTAAGTTTGCGCCTTTTTTAGCGGCGCTCCTAAATCCTGGCTCCACCTATACCGATGCGAAGCTCGACTATATATTTTTTGATGCTCAGTATCATGCGCTTAAAGCTAATGAGTACTTTGGAAACACGAATTACCTTGCGCTCGCAAACAATGCTCAAACGATTTACCACACCTATTTAACATCTGTAAGCTTTAGCGCTCCAGGCTGGAGAAATTTTACTGATGGATTTCGAAAGGATTTTGAAGTTAATGGAGATTTGGCAGCTAAGGCAGATGCTATTCAGCTTGCTATCAGCGCTCAATACGCAACTACCTTAACTTCTTATTCGGCAACGCTTTCAGCTTCCTTGGCCCGAGAAGTGGCGCAAGCATGTATGGGATACATGAATGCTGAAGTGTTAGGAGAACCGGAAAATCCTCGCCTTCAGCCTCTGATTGAGCACATATATGGCCACTTTACTCAGTGGTTCACCTCACGCTCTTCCGAGTTTGTTAGGCCCTACTATGTAGCGCTTTCCGCTCAAGCTCTCATTCAGTGGTACGACAAAACGCAAGATACGAGAGTTATTCCCGTTCTAACGACCGCCGCTGATTATCTTTGGGATCATTTGTGGCTCCCTACTGAAAAAGCTTTCATGTACACCGATCGACAGGTCGGTTCGGGCGGTACTGAAGCGGCACCAGATTACAACTTAATGATCTGCCCGTTTTATGCGTGGCTTTATTACCAAACGGGAAACGTTCGGTTCCGAACTCGCGCTGACGAGATCTTTGAGGGCGGTCTTACTGTTAACGACCCAGTTACAGGAGCGCACCTAAGCGGAACAAATTTAGGAAACTCCCTTACCGGGGCAGGATTTGATGCGCGTAAGTTTAACCAGTGCTACAGATGGTCATGGGAGTATGTTCGCTTAAGGGGCTTCTATCCTCTCGTAGCTTCTTCAATCGGAGGAACGGGTGGTGGGGGTCTAGGCGGATCACAAGAAAATCCTACTGGACCAACTCCACCGATACTATTCCCCATAAAGAATGAGACGTGGCGGCAACACTTTGTCAATAATGGCTGGACTTCGCCAAAGGCTCAGGTGGATGCCGGATACCCTATCTATGTTCAGCCAACTCCCCTTAATTGTCAGTTTGCCACCAAGTTCGATCTGGGCGTTACTATCGATGCTGGAAGCACAGTAACAGCAGTTTACAATCCCGAAATCATCGACGGCGAAGTCACCATCACTCCCACCATCTCCCTTTCCGTCGACGATGTGACCTATACTGACTATGTGGGCGCAAGTAGCGTATTTGCTGGAAGTTTTAGGTATGTCAAAATATCGTTATATGCAGAAGGTGCAACGCGACGAGGGTTAGCTCGTATTCGAGAGCTTCGTTTACGCGTCTCCATAAAGGAGAAGCGTGACGAAGGGGTGGGTACGGTCTCGAATGCGATTACGGGATCAGTGGTGACGTTTAACAAGACCTTTGTGGATGTGGATTCCATTACTGTGACTGCGAAATACAAACCACCTGTTCTGGGCGTTCCACAGGTTCAGCCGCATCCTGTGTACGATTTTACTGACGTTGCTAACCCAACCGGTTTTACCGTTTACTTACTTAACCCTCAAACTGGTGATTTTGTTACAGGCGATTTTAGTTGGGCCGCAAAAGGAACATAAAATAGATGGCAGATTTTTCTCAACCAATTCCTGAAACCAACTACCTTGATGTTCTCACGAGGATTCGTGAAGTCCATACGACACTGGCAAAGATGTTCGATGGAACGGTTGATACCAATATTCCCACAGGTGCGCTTAGGTATGACAGTACTAATAGAAGACTGTCAAAGTGGGACGGAGGAGCGTGGGCACCAGTTGCGATTACTGGCCTTGATACCGATTCGGTCGTTACAGCCTCTATTACCAACAATGCTGTTACTGAGGCTAAATTCCGTGGCACGAACAATGCTTGGCTCAGATGGAGAAACGTCGCCAACAACGCGGATATTAATGTTCTAAACGTAGATAGCTCGAATGATACCAATCTCTACGCGGGCGGCGCTCTTATTAAGTTTGGAGTTGCTGGCATCCTAAAGTGGCAGATAGGAGCAGGAGCTTTGCTTCCAGCTTTGACTGACACCTTTACTTTGGGAGATGCCACCAGAAGAGTCTACCAAGCTTATGTTCAAGAAATTAAAAACTGTAACCTCCTAGAGTCGAATGGTGCAGTGATGAACGTAGGGCCATTTAGTGCCCATGATTTTTCGATTAAAACAAGTAACACCACGCGCTGGACCGTCAATGCTACGACCGGAGATCTGAGCCCCGCAGGTGCTTACGACATCGGAAAGTCAACGGCATTGGTCAATACTGTTTTCGCTAAGACCGTTCGAGCAACGGCGGTAGGTCAGGATCTTGCTCTCCTGGGCGGCGATGACGCCTATCTCTTTTTAGGGTGCGACAACGCCTCCCAGTGGTGCCTTGACTGGGTGAACGCTGGAACACTAAGACCCCTTGCTGATAACACCGTGAGCCTCGGACTAACGGGCTATAATCTGGCAAATCTTTGGACCAATCGAATCAGGAACAATACAGGAGACTTGTGGATCTTACCCGGAGCTGGGCAAACAGCCTTGGGAGCGGCAGGGGTCCTAAAGTTCTCTGTTGACGCTTCCTCTTTTTGGCCAATGGCGACGGGCTTAACCCTCGGAAGTACCTCTGCCAAGTTTTCAGCCGTATACTCGAACCAGTTTCTGGGTGTGGCAGCTTCCGCTTTCTTCGGAACTGATGATAATCAGGCAGCCATTATTCGTCAGAATGGATTAAACCGTATTGAGTGCCTTACCACTGGTTTTATTAACCTAGCGAACCAGACCGTTCAGGGGACAGCCGGAGCGCTTAGCACATACTTGAGAATCTTTGTAAATGGTACTTCCTACAAGATCCCGCTTTACCTACCGTAATAATTAAAGAGGCAAAATGAAACAGATAGAACATGCAGCCAGACGAGCTTTCGAGCTTATTAATGGCATCTCATGTAAAGGAGAGGATGTGGAAAAAGTTGCTGAAGTAAAGAGCATCCTTCAGGCAATTGGTGCTTTTGCGGTTGAACAAGCTCAATCCGATATGGAAAAGGAGCCCAATGGATAAATTTCACGCTCAGCAGTGCATGGATCAAAACATGCCTATTCTTTGTACGGAAAGAGAATATCATAGAGATATAAGGTCATGGCTCGTGGACCAGCTTGTGCAGTCACCAGATAAGCAGGCTTATGTTCGCGCTCAGCTTGCTTCTTTGGATGCGCAATATGGAGACGCCTCTCTGGTACGACCCTTATCGGGTGCAGTAACAGGAGGAGAAACATAGTAGAGTAAAATATCATTCTTGTATTATTAAGAGGTTAGGCAGATTGCCAAAGGATTTCAGTCGAAAGATAGTTCCGGCCATAGGAAAAGGCGATAGTATGGGTCAATCAATGTCCTATCCCGAGTTGGAAGGTTTCTTGAGCGATACCGTAGCTAGGGTTGCAGAACTGCACGAAACACAGGAAGAGCATGGAAAGATGCTATCTAAAATTCCTGATATGAAGTCTCTATTAGAGTCGCTTGCAATAAGTCAAACTTCCTTAATAAGCTCCCAAAGTTCAATGGCGGAATCAGCTAAGCGAATGGCTGATGTATTTGAGAAGTCTGAAAAGCGTCAGGAAAATTTAGAGACTGAAGTCAGGCGTGGATACGAAACCGCTGCCGGAAAAGATCAGCTACCTCTGAAGACTCATTATATAACCGTCGCTATGGTGGCGCTTCCGGCTTTTGCTATTTGCTTTTCGGTTATCGTTTACGTTTTATACATGACGAAAACTGACTTAAATGCGACTCTTACTACAATTCAATTGAACCAACAAAAAACTCAAGAAATCGTCAGGGAAACGAAGGATCAAGTTCTTAATCAGGCTAGTGAAATCGATACTCAAAACGATAAGGCTGCTACCGAGAAAAACACCTTAGTAAATGAATGAGATCGATTTATTAATTAAAGCGAAGGCTATGCTCCTCGAAGACGAGGGCAAGAGAGAGTTTCCTTATGATGACAAAACCGGAAAGCGTGTTACTACATTACCTTCAGGCGGAAACCTCACCATTGGGATTGGGAGAAATCTCTCTAGTCGTCCTTTAAGTGAAGACGAAATTGACTGCCTGTTTTTAACAGACTTCATTATTTGCGTTAAAACGCTACGTCGTATCTTTCCTAATTTTAATACCTATTCAGAGTCTAGACAGCTCGGACTCATCAATATGCTTTTCAATATGGGCGAAGGTAACGCCTTTCGTGGATTTCTTTCTTTCAAAAACACGATTCGCGCTATTCGAAACAATCAATGGAATGAAGCCGTAACACTTGCAAGTCAAAGTAATTGGGCGCGACACTTACCTCACCGAGCGGCGAAAGTTTTAAAAATGTTAAGAGGCACATGAAAAAACTAATATTTACCTTACTTTTACTTTTTGCTGCACCTAGTGTAGCACTAGCTCAAGATACGTGGGGGGTTGATACGCTTGCGCTCGCTAGAATGGATGCGAGAATGGTTACTCAAGATACGCCGGAGGGTTGGTATGTCGGGGCGCTCGAAGGAACGTTCGGAGATCCGTTACCGAATCTTGAAAGAATCGCACGAGAAGGAAAGCTCGGCGGTCACAGAACGCATCTTTTTAATTGGACCTGTTATCGAAATCGAAGCTGTGAAAAGGGAGAACCAAAGATTACGGATCTTGCAACTCTTGGAAAGCGAGCTGCAAAATATCAAGCTCTTCATTCGAGGTATCCCCGTTTTGGATGTTTCCTTTCACCTTGGCTCGAATACGACGAGCGAGACCCCAAAAAAGTAGAAGCGGCTATAAACGTGATTCGCACTCACGCACCAAGCTGCACTCCAGTTCTCTCGCCATATAAAGGTGTGACTATTCCAGGCGTCTTAGTTGAGAGGCATGGAAACAAGGCAAAGGCTGACATCACCTCGAACGATGGTGAGCACCTATTTGATTCCGATTCGAGTGCATTTCGTACGAGCGGACGGAAAATTACTTTCGGGTGGATCCCGCGCTTCAATCTTCGCGTTTCAGGTGAAAAGACTTTCACACCACCTTCACGGCGAAAAAACAAGCCGACTCCTGACAACTTTAAACAGGTTGTAGCAGTTTTGCGTCCTCCTGCTGGAAAGCCATCTCAGAAACCGGCGCAGTGCAAAACTGTTCGGGAAGTAACGAAGCCCAACCTCTATAAACCCAATTCCGAAGACTATGGCACCCCTGATAAGCGAGGAGACCGACCGCTTCTTATTTGGAATAAGAAAGTAGGATCGAACTTCAATATCCTTGCTCCTAACGGAAAGAAAATCGGGTGCGCAAAGTATTATGGAACATATGAAGGAGGCGGCTACAGACATTATGTTGGTGACTGTTCCGGCGACTCCGGCGTTTCCCTTATGAGGGAAGCGGGGGGTGAATGGGTCTATTATCAAGAAGGAAGTTCTTCGAACTGCCTTTTGGTTCAGACGGTTCGGAGAGTGGGCTATTTTCGGTAGTTTCTCGAAACCTTGGGGCAGGATATACATCTAAGTGGGGGGAGCTTTACTGAATGATTCACCTAAATGTTAATTCTACTTATTTTGTTTATCCTGTTTACGGGATTCGGGGACGTTCTTTATCGTAAGACAAGGGCGCTTATTTCTTTACCAATTAAAATCTTAAACTATCTAAAAGGAAAGTTATGGCAATAACTACTGTCGTCAGCTCATCGGCGCTTCCATCGGGAACACCTGTAATCGTTAAGCCAGCTAAGAAATCGCAAGCTAGTATTTGGGGTCATGCGCTCCAAGTGTTGCCGTTCCTAGACCTAGTAGCTATGGCAGCAGGCGCTCCGGTTGGGGCCGTTACCACTTCTGTAGCTATTGTTGCAGGTGCGATTGGAACGCTTCTAGGTTTCTGGAGTCAAACGCAGAACAAGAAAACTATTGTTCAATAAAAAAAGAGGTAGCCTTTGGGCTACCTCTTTTTGAAAGTTTCAAAGCTTTCTTCTTACTTCTTGCCTTTACCGCCACCTACTTTACCAGGCATCTTTGCGTTGCCGATCGATCCTTTTCCACCAATTGGATTGGTGCCCGATGGTTTTGCAGTGTCAGGAGTAGTAGTTCCTTTCTTACCTTTAGACTTTCCAGTATTTGAAGCCATTCTGTCTCCGTTGTTTTGTTTCTTTAAAAGCCGATGATTCGGCGTCTATTCACTATATGGAATGCTTATAGTCCCAACAAGATGGTTTTTAAGCGAATGTCCTTTCTTCGAATTCGCTCGTCTTCCAGTTCCATCGACAAAAGTTCCATATACCGCTCGAAGATCGAAATTGATCGAACACCACTACAAGGCTTCCGAACTTTGCCCCTTGAGCAGCGTTTCCGAACTTCACACGAGGAGTTAAGAAGCTAATACTTGTTGCATGGCGAAAGCATTCTTCAAAGTACATCGTACTAGTGTCAGCGGGAATTAGCATGACTACAGTCGTCCCTAGTCGACCTTCCATGATGGATTTTCTTACCCATCCAATGATCCCTGGATTGGTTTTTGTCTGAGCTGAGTATGGTGGGTTGAGCCAGACTGTTTCGCCGTTCCAAGAGTGGAGGAGTCCACTATTTTCCTTGGTGTAGTAGCGGTTGCATTTCGAGTTTCCGTCTGATGCCGCAGCGTCAAGAGTAAAGTTAAAAGCTCGGTTAAGTTTTTTAAATAAATCATCGGGCGTAAACCGTTCGTCCCCTACCATTTCTTCGCGTGTTGCCACTTAATTGCCTCATTGTTTATACAGTAATATGTCGTTAGAATCCGTAATGTTGGGCGCTTACGGCTCGCGCTTTGCCTCCGTGAGCTAATAAATCCCCCAACAGAACGAGGTCGTCCCCTCCCCAGGTGGCGGCCTCTTCTTTTGGGGGATTGTAAACAGCTTCGTTAGGTCCTACTCTTTTTATATCAGCCGTTCTTTTTTCCTTGGTTCTTCTGGTTTGTTCGGGGGAGTGGTGCAACCTGACGCACTACTCCCTTTTTTCTTGCGGCACTTAGTTAGATCCAGAAAGAATTTCTTCTGATCTTCGCTAAGTCGCGCCATTGCACCTTTGAAGATCTCCAAGCATACACGAGCACAGTAGGCATTTAGAACTGGCGCTTCATGGTAGAGCCTTTCGTGCCGCTTATATTCCATTGCTAGATCATAAAGGCTTGTCATCGCTACTATCCTCCTTCTTGTACGCCTCAAAGGTGATATGAAAATCAACGGTTATAGTCATGGTGTTTAGACAGTATTGGCATTTCTCATCCCATTCTTCATCCCCATCATAATCAATGTGAATTCGCTTCTTGCAATAGGGACATTTTACTTCACTGCTCATCGCTTACTCTTGGCATCGTTTGCAGCTAAAACAGGCGTAGGTACTGTCTTTATCGAAAGTTCGTGACCCAGGAAATTAATTCTAACAAAACTTACTGACACTCCTATCCCAACCAATATTATCGTGATGTGCAACCACTCAATTGTCCGTCTTAGAATTGCTTTGGTTTTGTTGATCATCGTTGCCTCTATTTAGTTATTAATTTCACTCGTGGGATCGGATTCGTTAGTTCGATGAGCTTAGAGTCATTCCGATTCATGAAATCGTAGAAAAGACTTTGCGCATGTTCCGCAGCCTCTACTTCTAGATCCTGATCAAGAATGGCTTTGTTCAACGAACAATGAAGAGCTTCCGATGAGCGGTAGCCACATTTAAACCCGACAGCGATAAGTGAGAGTATTTCTTCTTCCGTCATGGGTGTCATTATAAGCACAGGTTATAATGAAAGGCAAGCTGAAAGTTACGAAAAAACGAAAAAGTTTTCCGAGTCGTACTGTTTCCATTCTGCACCTTCTTGACGGTAGGCGCTCCACAAAGTTTGATTCTTGTGGTGCCAGACAAAGACTCCGAAACAAGCGGGGCAATGAATAAAGAGCGGCTCGTCTTTGGAGTAAATGTGGTAGGTGGCTTGCTTTTTGCATTCGGGACAAACGAACCTCCGTTTTTCAAGAGGTCCGTTTGTGAGCTGATCCTCGAATGTCATAAGGTAACTACTTGTTGTTCTCAGGATAAAGAGCTTCTCGCGCAATAGCTTTAATAGCTTCTCCCTCGGAGTAACTCGTCTCCTTGGTGAGAATGAGCCGTAAGGCTGTAAGATATCTCTGGGCATCTTCCTGTGAAATCTTTATGGGTGTCAGCGAACGAGGCAGTTCTTCAGTTGCTACATAGTGTTCTGCTGCCACGGTCTCTAAAGGAGCGGCAGAAACGATCATTTCATTTGTTGGCGTACTAGTTTCGACTAGTACTTCTTCTCTTACATTAGGGCGTTTGTTGTTCATATATTTATTCCAAAAACTTCACGAAATTCATCTTCATCGTCAAAAGGGATATACTCTTCCTTCGCAGGAAGTGGTGGTTCCTCTGCCGGATCTTTATACACATAGGAGATGATTCTATCGTAATCTCCATCTTTACGGGTAGAGATAGCTTTTACTCCTCGTAACTCTCTTGTCCTTGAAAGAGCCTCATCGACTGATTTTGGTGCTTCTTTTGCGAGTGTAGGAGCATTCTCAAAAGAAAATTCTCTGTGGTGCTCAACCCACCACTTTACTGCTTTTTGTCTCGCATATCCCTCGTGCTGAAAGCAGACCCATTCAGAAACTTGCTTACTGTAGAGATTGCCTTGACCACTATTATCTATTTCGTATTTGACACGCATAGAGGGCGGCTTCCCCGTTTTCTCGTGACGTACGAAGTTCGTTGTTAAAACCTTGAGGTCTTCTACTGGTATTTGAGTAGAAAGAATCGGGGCGGAACTAGCCTGATGATCGTGCGTAGCTTTCATCGGAAACTGATGACCGCAGCGAGGGCAGTCATAAAGGGCAGCAGCTATTGGCTCACGGCAGTCGGGACAGATCTTTGTTGGTGCAGCCGATACCTCTCCGGGCGCTCCTGCACGTCCTTTCTTTATTCGAATAGCGTCTACTGGACCGTGACGTTCGATGTTTCCTGCAAAGTCGAGAACAAGACAATCCTTTTTGCCGGGGCTAATTCGTGAACCGCGACCGACCATTTGAATGTAGAGGCCAGTTGATTGCGTCGGGCGTAAGAGCACTAGCATATCGATGTTAGGAGCATCGAATCCAGTAGTAAGAACATCGCAATTTACAATGCACTTAAGCTTACCTTCGCGGAAAGCTTTTAGATGTTGATCGCGGAAAAGAGAAGGAGTGTCACCAATAACAACTTCGGCGCTGTGTCCTCGCTCGTTTAGAGCATCAGCAACGTGCTTTGCATGAGTTACTCCGGCAGCGAAGATGAGCCAACTTTTTCTATCTTGCCCGTACTTCTCCATCTCGTTGATTGCAGCATTGGTGAGCGCTTCTTTATCCATTGCGCGTTCGGCATCAGCGGCAACAAACTCTCCCCCTCGGACCTTAACACCATCCAAGTTCGCTTGAGTTTGGGGTGCTTTGGATACGAGAGGGGATAAGTACCCTAATTCAATAAGTTTCGTTATTGAAATATCGTATACAATGTCGGTGAAGATTCCTCCGTCATCAGTGAGTAATCCACTTTTAAGGCGGAATGCGGTAGCAGTAAATCCGATAAGCTTCAGATTTGGATTGTATTTTAGAAGTTCTTGGATGAGAGTTTGGTACATTCCCTCACCTTCTGGGGGACATAAATGTGCCTCATCTATAACCACCAAAGATTGATATCCCAGGAGGGCTCCTTTGTTATAGATGCTTTGAATTCCAGCAACAGTGATCTTTCGTCCGAGCTGCCTAGAATTTAGTCCAGCAGAATAGATACCCATATCGGCATCAGGATAAAGTTTAAAAAGCTTTGCAGCATTTTGCTCAAGTAATTCTTTGCGGTGAGCTAAGAGAAGAATTTTTTGATTGGACCAACGAGTACAGACTTCTTCACATAGCTTTGCTATGCACAAGCTCTTGCCCCCACCCGTCGGGATCGTTATGAGAACATTACCTTTCCCGCCATTTTGGTAATACGCGAAGATCGAATCAATTGCCTCTTGTTGATACTCTCTTAGCTTCATTAGTCCTTTTTTAGTTCAACTTGCTTTCCGCACTTCGCACAAAAATATGCTTTAATCCATTTGCGCTTTAGCAAACTATTATCGTCCAAGATCTCATCACACTCGATTTCAGCTTGGCAGCACGACGAGGCTTGATCGACCAGGCCGTACACCCCCTTGGGAGATGTGTCCCCCTTCGTAGTTTTTAATTTCGTTACCATCTGGGCTCTCATAAATTACGCAGTTATTTGTGGCATCCACCGCTTTCCACGGTAAAAGGTGAGGAAGATAAAGGTGGTGCGAGCAACCTCTTTCTTCTTCTTCGTAAGTAAGTATTTTATCGAACTTCTCGCATTTCCAGGAGCCATTATCTTGCGGTGTGGAATTGGTACAAGTTCGGCAGTTGACTTCTGGTTGAATAAATTCTTCGGCAGCAGAAGGATGACAAACTTCACGAAAGTTGCACCAACGACATTGAAAGAAGTCTGGAGTCTCGGAGATGCGCGGAGGTGGTGTGGGTGCGAAGATCACTCGTTCCGCTTTTGAGCGGATTTTCTTGTAAGCGATGGGATTATATTCGATTCTTTCAGCGTAAAGATCATCAGTGTTTTTGTTGACGGCAATGTACATTGCGCGCTTAAGGGGATCCATAGTCTTAAGCTCGTGGCTCATCCCCATGTACGCTTGCATTTGGGTATAATGATCGGGCTTTGCTTTTTCGACACCTTTCTTTTCAAGTTCCTTAAAGCTCTTTTCGTTGTGAGTTTTAAACTCTAGGAGATGCCAGGTTTTTGGCGCTTCAGGTAATCCAACTCCAATTCCATCGAGGGACCCACCAAAATGCCCCCCGAATAGTGTGAACCTAAATTGCTTGCCAGTTGATAAATCAAAGGGTACTACAGTGACTCCAGCAGCACGAAGATCATTTATAAGACGGTCTTCTTCGTGTTTTCCAGTATCAAAGAGGCGCAAAATGCGTGGAGGGAAGCTAATGGGGATTACCCAATGGAATCCGTACCAGATTTGCCTTTCACATTCTCGACCGATTTCAGAAGCTCCTAAGTGGTGACGTTTCCCGAAAGCTTTTTGCTTTGCGGAATAAGTCTCGAAGATCTTATCAATGGTCGAGGATATGAAAGGGGGAATGGGGACCATTGTTTAATTATGTGTTCCTTCGTCTATTGGCCACCCGTTTGCATCATAAATTGTCCAACCAAAATCTTTTGCCCAGGGTATTAGCGATCTATCAAGCCATTGGCTTATAGAATCAGGAAGGCTCTTTTCCCAAGCAAGACGGTCTTCGATTGAACGAAACTCAAATAGAGCCCAGACTTGATCGCCTATCGTTTGGGGTATCCAAGAACGTTTAGTATAGAATTCTGGCCAGTATTTTTTACGACGAAACTCGTCATAATAAGCAGGATCGAACACGTCTAATCGCAATGCAGAGATACAATTGTCATCAGATTCGGTCATCATGGCGCTCGGCTTTTTAATCAAGAATCTCTTTAATGCAAAAAGTAGTAGTGTTGCAGCTTACGTCGTTAAAATTTGTGAAAATAGAATAATAAGAAGCTATAAAAGTAGTAGCCCCCCTCTTCCCTGTCCATCCCACCATATAATCCTGGAAATTGTCTGGTCTGCCTTGTGTCGGATGCACCAAAAATCTAACGTCTTCCCTTCTACATTCGCCACTCTTTATCCAATCAACAGCCTCAGCTTCCATTAAAGCTAGGTCTGCAAATTGCCTAAGTCTATTTTTCAAAAGCTTACTTCTCAAATCATCCTTATTAGCGTAAGGAACCTCATCAAGCGATCCCCACCACTGCCAATCATCTATTGGGTTTCCTTGGTATAAGAACGCTTGCCACTCTTTTGTTGAGTATAGTTTCTTTTCTCTTTCCTTCTCGTGAAAAGCTTTATGGCAAGACTTGCACAAAACGGTTAGATCTCCTGGCTTTTCATTGCCCAAGTTTACGTAGGTTCGATGATGAACGTGCAGATTAAAATCGTCGTTACACAATTGACAACGCCAGTCCGCAGCTTCAAGCGCCGTTTGACGCTGGCTGTACCACTCATAGCTCCGTAAGTAACTATAATAATCGACCATAATTATCGCTTCTAATAATCAGCTACACTTACAAGTGTATTAAGCAATCTTCTCTTAACTTGAAAAGCTGTCCTCATGCTTATTTCTAAATCCTCGGAAGCGATTTGGAATGCCGTAACAGGATCATATTGAAAGGCGTCTCCGAAAATCGTTTGTGACCCTACAATGCGTACGTGTGTCGCTGAAAAATAATCTCCGCCACTCTCCCTACAACAAGGTAGCGCTTTAATTATCAGTCCCATTTCATCTCGATTGAATTTTCGCCCAAAGTCTAAGAGCTTTTGCTGAATAGCAAGAATACTATCATTGGATCCGCTCGTTTCTCTGACGAATTTGAGTAGGTTTTCAAAATTCATTTGTTATCAGCCTTTTCTAATGCTTGATCTATCCAATGCTCAAGCAAGGTAGTGATTTGTTCATCGCCCGGATAAGGTATATTAATATAGCTAAACCGAGTCCTTTCTATTTCTAAGATTAGTTTCAACGCTGCCTCGTAACGTTTCTTGTAATCAATTTCAGTCACTTCAGACTCTTCGGAACCCATACGACTCATTTTTTAATCGCCTCTCTTCGCACTGGTACGCAAGCTTCGCCGTCTTCATGGAGTAGTCGATCCATGTCGTCAAAGGTAACGTAACAGTCACCATTTATCCCCCAATCCTGTCCCCAGGAATTGTGGAGAACGATTCGTTTGTGCTTGATATTAACTCCCCTTGCGAGAATCGCATGGCCCCCTGCAATACCTCCGCTTACTCGGATGAACCCTGAAGAATCGGGACGGTACATATCTTGATACCAATTAATCCCCAGAACGACTGGCCCGTGATATCCAAGGGTAAGGATGAGATCGTTCAGTCCGAAACCCCAACGGTACTCGGTGATGGCGGCAGGAAAGAATTGTTGAACAGCTCTAATACCCGCAATGATGGATGTGCCGTTGTAATTTTCACCAATCCATTGGTCGAGCTTCTTTGCTTGTTTGTAAATTGCGAGTGCGGTGTCGTTAAAAATACCTTTTTGGGCGCTTGGTCTTGCGGCAAGTTCATGAGCCCATGCAAAACCAACACAAGCTCCTTCTTGACCCTGGTCTAGCCAAGAGTTGCATTGCCAAGTATATGAGCGCGGCTTCTTCGCTTGAAGTAACTCTCGAATAGGGTACTCTCGACTTCTTTCGTCGAACTGAACCAATCTATCTAAACGTGGATCTGCTTCGCTCATTTTCCCTCTATCAACCAATCAATTAAATCTTTTAATTTTTCTGCCTTAACATCCGGAAAGTCCTTGAAACAATACTCCCTAGAGACTGAATCAAAGAACGCCTTAGTAATAGATAGCGATAGGCTCGGATAGGTGCGAGTTATTATTAGCTTCCGCTTACCGTCTTCGCTCAGTAACTCCTGAGTACTCTCGTAAGTTATCTCTTTCATCATCTGAAAATTAGTGGCCGTTTATCCGATACGGCCAAACGTTTGCCAGAAGAAGGACGTGTGGTAACGATTAATTTCTTTCCCAAGGCGCGGCATCAGAATTCTTTGCCGCATTCGATGCTTTTTGAGTTGCTTGTTTTGTTGTAGCTACGTCCCCCTCGGCGAGGTACTTCATAATTCGGTTGCTGCTTTGAAATCCGTCTTTTGCTGGCTGAACATCAACAAGAGCGCGAAACGGGATGTTGTGAAGCTCCTCTGTATCTGAAACGACGCGACGGATGCCACATGCGTAACAGAGTTGCTTTAGCGAGGACCTAGCCATGTTTCGAGCTTGATCTTTCTCGTGCCAAAGATTTAGGTTGTTCCAGATTCGTCGGTCTTTATAGGGACCATCAACGATTTGGTGTGTAAGACTCATGTATTTTCCACCACTCTGGGAGGTTTTAATCTCCGAGTCGAGGATCACCATTGTGTACTCCCCTGATGGTACTGGATTACTAACATCAATTTCATCATCGGGGTTAAACCCCCCATCTATACGTGCCATTCTTTGTTCTCCTATTTTTGTTTAAACTTTCTTTTCATCGTTTTGTTGTTCTTCTTGAGTTGGTTCTTCTTTCTTAAATTTCTTGCCCTCCTGTGCTTGTTTACGTCCTTGAGCTATTGCATCCCACATAGCTCCCCACTCCATTGGTAGCTCGGGAGGGAGTCTATAAGAATTCTTTGCATGAAACGCGGGGCGTTCTTCGGTGTAAATAGTTCTTGCACCAGTTCCTACTCCCCGAGACTGTTTCTTTCCAAAACCTACATCTTCTTTGGCTACAAAGGTTTTGTAGTTTAAAAAGAAAACGCAATCGGTCCATTCTTCGCACGTTGAAGCCGCTTTATCGTGGAGATCTAGTTGATATCGATCGTACGGCTCGGCTTCCGGATTGTTGAAACGTTTAATATTGGAATGGGCGATCAGAATAATTCCCATTCCCTTATCGTTTCGGAGCGCATCCATCCCTCGAAGCAGTTTATCAAAGTATGGTGCGGCAAACAGGTACCCTTTTCCGTAGTCGGAAAAAACCTTGTCTCCGTGTTCGGCTCGAACTTCTTCGTGGACTAGTTTTTCGAACCAATCGAGGGAGTCTAGAACGACCGTTTTAAAGGAATGGTCTTCCTTGTATAGAGTCACCAAGCATGAGGTGACGTCCGAAACAGATTTGCACAGAGGGAATTTTGCCGTATCGATGTGGGCGATGCGATCTTCTGTTTGAATGAAGATGGGATTCGGAGCGTTTGAAGCGAGAGTTGACTTACCTATTCCGTGAACACCGTAGAGGACGATACGCGGGGGGACGGACTCAACTCCCCGTTTTATTGAGTTTAAATCGAATGCCATTGGTTCCTTTGTCTTTTTGTTTGTCTTTTATTTTGTAAATTATTCCTTTAAGCAGTTCCGCTCATTGTTCGTAGTATTTGGTGCGCGTGGTTTATTAACGAGTAGACCATCCCAATCTGAGCATCCTCTTGTTCCATTTTGGCATGGAAAATGAGGAGTGCGGCGAGGGCTTGTACAAGGCTCTCAACTCGTTCTGCTTTATTTGTTATATGGGGTCCAGCACCCTCGGCACTTTTAGAGAGTACGAATCTTATAACCTCGTAAAAGTCCGCGATATTTTTTGAAGTGCAGAATTTAGCGTCGAGGAACCCTCGGACATAGGCAATAACTTCGTCATCAATCGGAGTAGAACTACGGATTAGATTTTCAAGTTCCGCTCGTCCTTCTTCCGTTATAAGATGTTCGTGGGGGCTTTGAGGCGCTTCTGTTACTTTTGCTCCACTTTCTTCTTGGAGGGCTTCGAGCATCTGTAAGAAGTGCGGATCGTTTTCCTTCAGAACCTCATCTGATTCAGGGTACTTGAAATTTTCGGGATCCTTATCGCCGGTAGGTGCATCATTAACTGCGATGGAGTGAAAGTCGTATCGATAAATCTTGACGGTACTCGGCCCTTCGGAACCGCCTGAATTATCGAGCGTTGTGAGGTCTTCTAGAATTTGACCAATAACAGCCTCATCATCGCCTGATGCTATGGCAATCATTGGTGTTGGATAATCAGACCTATCAAGGGTCGTAACAATGAACCGCTCACGTCCATCAGCATCAACACAAACTGCGATGTAAAGTCTTCGTAGTTGGTGGTGTTCTACAAGTTGAGACATAATAATTTTCTATTAATTGTTTTCGTTATTTCGTATAACCAGTGTTTATAGAGACTCTTCCAAAATCTTTAAACAGTCAAGTACAAAAATAAAAAAATAAGATATTGACGGTTTCAGAGTTTGCGCTTATCGATGAAAGTCCAACTCTCGATTTTGAAGTGTCAAAATATTTACGAAGAAATAGAAGATGAAATTTAACGATATCATTGAACGTTGTGGCGGGGAAATAGATCTTTCTTACAAGCTACGCGCAACACAATTTGCTATTGCACAATGGAAAACACGCGGAATACCAGAAAGGTATTGGGGCCAGATTACTAAGCTCGCCAAGTGTACTGTTGAAGATCTCCACAAACTTAATGAGGAACTTCGACAAAAACGAAAGTAGATGAAGATCACAATTTTCCCGAGCGTAACACAGACTCAAGGTAGAGAGATAAATCTTCCGTGGGAGGAATTTGTAAATCAATATTTAAAGGAATTCGATCCGCGCACTACAAAAGACGGTCCACTTTATAGTTTCGCAAACTATGAAGGAACACCAAAAAGAGCGGATGTAAATGTGGTGGGGTTATCAGGAGCTATTCTCGACTTTGATAACTCTGATGGTGTGGGGGCGACGGCAAGATGCATCGCTTCACCAACAATTCCTGATGATGTAGAGACCGAACTTCACGGCCTTACCTACGCAGTTCATTCAAGTTTCTCGAATTCGGAATCATGGCCGAAATGGAGGCTAGCAATACCTTTTGATAGGACGGTGAAACCTCATGAGTGGCGAGCGGTATTTGAAGGGCTCCTCTTTAAACTTGGTGGCCTTGACGGGATCGATCCAAGTTGTGGCGATTTGTCGCGGTCATATTGGCTCCCATCGTGTCCTCCAAATATGCTCGGAGTCGCCTTCTCCCGATACTATGAGGGGGCACTCATCTCGAGTGACGAACTTATCGAGAATTCAGGAATCGTGGTTACCGAATCGGCTGGACCTTCCACCAATTTACAGGTGGGACACGGAAGCAATGGTTCAGGAAATACTGACTATTCAAAAGAAAAAAGCACAAATGGAAGTAAGCAAGCTCTCGGAAGAAACAACCATCTTAAAGCGGTTATCGCTGCAATGCTTGAACGTGGCGAGCCGATTCCTAAGATTCTTGAAGAGATTCTTAGGGAAGACCAAAAGCATAATCCTCCGCTTTTTACAGATACCTCAGAAGGATACAATTTCGGAGCCGAAGCTGGAGCGATGCGTTTTCTTTCCTCCATCGTCAAGTCGATTAATACGACCCGTGTTAACAACGGAAAAGATCCTATCGTTTCGGGAAACCTTGAAGGAGAACGAAACGCGAAAGTGGGAGGTCAACCATTCACTGGATTCACTCCTTTACCTGAAAAATTCTTTCAAGCGCCGGGACTAGTCGGAGAGACCTACCAGTATATTGTTTCTAGCTCCATTAAACCTCAGCCTGAACTCGCTCTTGCAGCAGCGTTTGCAGCTTGCGGAACTGTGATGGGGAGAAAGATTCGAACGGAAACAAACCTCCGAACGGCTCTATACTTTTTATCGCTCATTGAAACTGGTGGCGGTAAGGATTGGCCCAGGAAAGCCATTCAACGAATCTTTAATTCAATAGGGCGATACGATCGCGCTGAAACTGAGGACGTAACTTCGGACGTAGCTATCTTTGAGGCTTTAGCTCGGTGTCCCTCTCAAGTGCTTCTCCTGGACGAATTCGGACGGTGGTTAAAGGCGGCAGGTAGCCCTCTCCATAATCAGAACCTCTATGCAGTACCGGGGGCACTTCTTAGGCTCTTTGGATCTGCTGGAGGACCGTTCATGGGGAAGTCCTATGCGAGTAGAACCAACAATCGTTTGATTCAACAGCCCAACCTATCCCTACTGGCAACATCGGTTGAGAGACACTTTTATGAGGCAATAACCAGCGCAGCAGTGGAGGATGGGCTTCTGAACCGGATGATATTTCTACCGAGCCAAGATCCCGACCCCATGATGAGAAACGTGCGGAACTTTGACCCACCAGAAACGCTCATAGAGCAGTTTAGGGCCTGGGAGGAGTTGGGGTATAGGCAGGACGGAAATCTTGCCACCCTGGAGGCAGCGGAGGGTCTACCACCAGAACCAAGGGAGGTTCCTTACACCAAAGAAGCGGCAGAGATCTTCGTTCAGTTTGAGAAGGATTTATGGAATCGGCGGGCAGCTCTTAGAAAGGATGGTTTCGCTGGACTCTTTACGAGAGCTGCTGACAACGCCAAGCGGGTGGCCCTTGTTCTCGCGGGGGGCCAGGACATCGTTTCACCAAGGATTACAGAGGCCGATGCCCTCTATGCGACAACCTTTGTTTTAACTTGTGTTGAGAACATGCTCCTCGCTGTAAAGCACCATGTGTCTGACACCAAGTTAGAGACTCAGCAGAAAAGTGTCTTAAGGGTCATTAGGGAGGCTGGTGAGAACGGAGTCACGCTCCATGAGATTGGTCGAAGAACAAAGTCCTTATTGCGTAAAAAGGAAAGAGAGGAGATACTTGACGATCTGGAGTCAATGGGCTTTGTCTCAAAAAACGTAGATTATTCAGCTAGTAAGCGCCCTAAGACCTTTTACTACTACCTTGGAGAAGGAAACGAGCATTAACAAGTGCTCAGTGATTCAGTCGGGCATTAAATGGATTAAGTGGGAAACTGTCCATTAAGTGTCCGGACACTTAATAACGGGCTAACATCCGGGAATCACTCACTAAATAACACTGTTTCTTGTAAGTGGATAAGTGTCCAGGGGGATCCCTTCTCGGAATACATCTATAAGGTGTAAACGGGTAGTCCATTTTATAATATAACAAAACACATATATTAATTTAATACTTGTTTTAGTGTTTACACTATAGTTCTATTCGTTTATCTAATTTCAGCGAAGATAGAAGGTAGGTGGACACTTGTCCACTTAATCGTTTTTGCCTGTTTTTGGTGGTTGCACTGCAAGAAAATCAACGAGTTAGAGTCGATATTAAGTGGCGGACACTTAATGGACACTTAATGGACACTTAATCCACTTATTGTTTGAATTTTCTCTCCCTTAAAGAGATCCAAATAGAACAGTATTCTATTTATTACCCTCCTTTTTTCGCTTTTACGCAGTTAGTGCGAAATATTTTTTCATTATAAGTCCCAATTATTCTTGTCTTAACTATAAGTGTGTGTTATAGTCGGGGTGAAGTTTGAGGCAAAGCAAATCTTCGAAAACCTGGGGAGCACTAATGGAAACGGAAATCTTCAAGATAAACGGTACATGCCAAAAATTCGCACAGCTAAGACAAAGCGCCGCAAGGTCAACCAAGGGGTTCTAAGAGCAGTTGAGGTAGCAGGGAGCCAGATGGCTCTAGCAGACCTCCTGGGAGTCCGTCAGCCAGCCGTCTTTAGGTGGCTTTACTCGAACGTGACTCCTGAGCGAGCTAAGGAGATTGAGGACGCCACAGGGGTTCCTAGAGGCTTAATACGCCCCGACATATTTGGTGAGTAAGAATGGGAACGAATTTTTTTCTGATTTCCTCTGACACGAGTCTTTCGAGGGAGGATCTTCATATTGGCAAGCGGTCAGCGGCAGGACTCTATTGTTGGGACTGTGATCGAACGTTGTGTGTGGGTGGCAATAGGGGAGTTCACCGAGGTGACGAGTTCTTGAGTCACTGCCCTCAGTGTGGGAAAGGACCTGATACGGAGGGGGTTGAATCTTCTAGCGTAGGGCGGGAACTGGGGTTCAATAACGGTCCGTTTGAACTAAAGAAGGGTGTTCGGTCGTGTAGCTCTTTTACGTGGGCTGTAGAGCCCGAGCAGATGTTTTTAAAGATTATCACTAGCCTTTGGGAGAATCCTAATTTCTTTGACTTCGATCTCTTTGAACGGCCTCAGTTTGAGGATGAGTATGGGCGGCAATATTCATTTCAAGAGTTTCATATGGTGTTAAAGGAATGTCCGATTCGGTTCTACGACATGATTGGAAAAGAGTTTTGCTAACTAAAATGGAAGATACAAATTTCTATTTGATAGGCGAAGAAGAGCTTCATGTCGGCAAGTGCGTTGTGGCAGGCCCCGGAAAAGCAGCTCTCTTTGTGTGGGCGACCGCTCCGGAGGATGTACTAGCGAAGCTAGTTCGTGATCCTGAGTTTCATGTGAAGAAGTTTTATCGGGATGACCAGAAGAATGAGTACACGGTGGATGAGTTTCAAGCGGCTATCGGTCGGTGTTTGATACACGTTTATTACATGGTTGGGCAAAAGTTTAGGTAGACGAGGAACAGCATAATGAGTCGTTTTTCACATCTTAAATTCAGAGCGTGGTCTAAAGAACAGAATGCAATGCTCTATGACAAGGAGGACGACGAGCGCACCCCTAGCGGTCTTGATGAAATGTGGGGCACTCCTTGGGAGAATTTCTGCAATGCGTGGAGCGCAATAACGAGATCTGAGAATTATGTTCTTTTGCAGTGGACGGGATATTGGGACAGGGACGGCAAGGAAATATTTGATGGTGATATTTTAAAGCTTAGTACAGCAGGGGCTGCCAAGTTGGATATTGGCCTAGTTAGTCAAGATACTCCTGGTGAGTACTTATTTGCTCATTCTTCTGGCGTTACTGCTTTAGATGAGGCGCTTTCCTTAGATTGCCTTGTCATTGGAAATGAGTTTGAGAATCCTGAATTGTTGTCTGAAGATTTAAGGGAATGGAGCGCTCTACGGTGGAAAGAGGAGATAGAAGAAGAACAGGAGCTGGCTCAACTTAAGCAGAGATACGAGGCCGCTAAAGTATTGGTGGAGCGGTTCTGTTTTTGCACCGAAAGCGAGGTTGAGAAACGGATAGACGCTGAACTAAGAAATCGAGAAGGAGATAAGCGATCGTGACCTTAGAAGAAGCGCAGATTATCGCTGGAATCTTTTCTACCGCCGACAGCGGTTGTGAATTTTGTGCCGGAGAATTAGCCGATCAAGCACAGGAGTATTTTCCACAATTTAACTGGAAAGAGTTGCTTAATAATGTTGAGGCAACATATCCCGATGGGTGGAGATTAAAGGAGCTGGCCAAGTAGGGTGCAAGTCTGGAAGAATCTGAGCGAGGCATAAAAGCACCACTTTAATTTAAAGATAAAATCTAATGGCTACCTGGCAGAATTTTGTATCAGATAACTTCACTCGCCCTGACACGAGTTTTGGGTCGGCTGCATTTTCCTCGTCTGGACCAGGAAATAACTGGATAGATCAAGCGGGGAATGCTTATCGGATAAGTAATAATCAACTCTTATCTACGGTTCCGACCGTAGGTTCGCGTCAGAATGCTTTCCAGTTAATGAGGCCGACGGTTGAGAATCGGCTGAATCAAAAAATCATCATCCGAACTGGTACGACCTTAGTAACCAACAATAGTTTTTGGTTACTTGTAAGAGCGGATGGAGCGAACGGAGCGATCTCTAGTAATTTCTACGCTCTTCAGTGGGCAAGTGGTGGTGGCGCTGCAACCATTTATAAAATAATTGCAGGGGTTGCTACAGTCATTACGACTCAAGCTTTTACTTTTGTTGCGGGACAAGATTGGGAAATAAGTCTTAGCGCTGAAGGATCTTCTCCCACTACTCTAACCTTATCTCTTCAGAACATAACTGCCGGGACTGCGGCGATAACTAAAACTGTTACCGATTCCACAGCGGGGCTTCAGGTTGCAGGGCGATATGGAATCGTAGCTGATTACAATACGACAAACACTCCTAATAGAGTTGCTTCAGTCACCACGCAATACGATAACGCAGTCTCAATGGTGGCGACTTCTGGGGGGCTCGGAAATCTTTCGACACTTCTCGGTCAGCAAACTATAAATATTGCTGGGAGTGGTACGAATTTTAATGGTGGAGCAAATCCTGCATTTACTCTTTCAGGGCAAACTCTTTCAAACATCACAGTTAATAGTGCAACTAGTGCAAGTGTTGTCGTCACTCCTGGAACTACGCCTCAAAGCTTAGTTTTGACCGATAACAATACGGGTGCGCTCGCATATATTCCGCTCCTTGTTCCCTCGATTTCGCTTTCTCCTGCTGCAATCGTGGCTGGAACATCTGGCAACATTGTAACTGTAACGGGGATCGGTACAAATTTCAGTGGCTCACCATTTACTGCCTCAAGCGGTGTGACGATTAATAGTCAAGCTGTTAATAGCCCGACTAGTGCGACTCTTACTATTACAGGGGGAGAGTTAGGAGCTATTGTTACGATTACTGATACAGGGAGCACTGCAAGCGCTCTCTTATCCGTTAACCTAACGGCACAAGTTAATGATCCTAAGGTTTTCTTCTCACCTTACAATTGGTTCATTTCAGGAAACTCTTTTGCAAAGACTGTAAATCCTGGGGCGTACCTTAAGACCATATTTACAGGTACTACCATATCCATTGGTGTGGATGTTTCCATGTTGGTTGCGGCGGCAGTCACAGCAGGAAATTACCCTACCCTTAGATACTCAATTGATAATGCGCCTTGGGTAGATAGAAGGCTTCTTAGCACCGATTCTGTAGTGGTGCTTTCGAATTCGCTCTCTCAAGGGACACATACGCTTTTACTCTATTTTAACGCTGCTGGAACTGCGGATAGATGGACCACTCCGGTTCAAGCGGTAACTATTACCGGCGTCACTGCGAACGGAAATTTTACGGCTCCGTCGATTCGATCCAAACGCGCCATTATTTTTTGGGACAGTATTGGAGAGGGCGTTACTGGAATTGTTACCGGGAACACTGCTTACGCTAGTGCTGTTGAATCCTCTATCCCAGGTATTGGTGTAGCCCTCAATTCAGAGATTGGTGCAGTTGCTTTTTCGGGACACGGGTACGCTCGCGCCACTGGAAATGTGCCGATGCTTTATAATTCAGCTACTCCGAGCGCGTCATCGTGGGATAAGTATTTTAATGGTCAGAGTCGTCTTTTATCTGGAAAACTCAATCCCGTACCTGATTACATAATTTGTGTGATGGGGACCAATGATGGGCTCGCTGCTTTGACTGACTCCACAGTAACAATAACTGTATCGGGATGGCTTAGAGCTGTAAGAGCAGCCGCTCCTACTGCGAAAATCTTCGTCGTTCAGCCGATAGGAAGATACAAAGTGAGCGCGATAGCAGCCGGGTTCAATGCTTATCAAGCGGGGACTCCTGACGGCTCATGCTTCCTAATCGATTTAGGAACAGACATTGGTGCAGGAATGACCGCTGCGGTTCCGGGGGG